GTGCAAGCTCCGGCTTTGGCTGTAATGGTTCCTGATGGGCCCAAGCTACGATGCGGAGGGCTCAAACTTGAAGGCGGAAATCAAAAGGCTGGATGCAAAAATAAACCGGCTATCCGATCTTCTGTCAGAGACAACCGCAATTGGAACGCTGCTTCAAAAGATAGAGGAATTCGCGCATCAACGAGCCTGCTCGAAGATCAGCTTTCCAGACTGGAAGTGACTCGGAAGCAATCGAAGGCGCTGCGTGAGATAAAAGAGTCTGATGTGCAATCCATGCTCTCGAGGGTGGCAGAAAATCTACCGGAACTCGACAGAGAATCGCTAAAAGACATACTGCGCAGCCTGATAGACCGCATTACTTTCGATTCCTCCAGTCCAGCTTGTTGTATCCATTACAAAATCAAGCTAAAAACTGGGGATTTCGTGGCGTCCCCAGGGGGATTATACCAATTCCCCCACGTTTCAAAACGCGTCAACTTCCAGATTTCTCGTTTAAAACGGAGGGCTTAGATTGGTTACACCCCTTCACCGCAGCCCTTAACTTGACCTCACACGCCGCCCGTTCCTCTATCTCGGCACGCAACGCCCTATTGATCGTCAGCGCATTGTCAGCAGGAGAAACGCGATCGACTGAATAAGCTTCCTTGCATTCTTCTGGTATCTCGACATGGCACGGGACGGGAATAGGTTTTTCGATGACGCGCGTCTGGATGATTGGCTTCGAGGCGCAGCCAGTCAGAGCTAGCGTCAACATGTAAAGAAAAACGGATTTTCTATACATGTCATTTACGATATGTCTACGAATTACGTCTTTTCTGTACATATTCCCCCTGCTCCCTGAATACCGCATCACACATCGGCTCATCCTGGCGCACAGGTGCCTCCCGGATAGCCTTCGCCGCCGTCACGTGTTTCTCCGCTTTGGCTTGAGCATTGAGCATCGCGGCCTCTGCTTTCTTGGCTCGCTCAGTGGCCGCATTGACCATCTCGGCAACACCCCGGCGCACATCAGCAATATCCGTTTCGCATTTCTGGTTGCTGGACTCAGCAACAGCGGAACGCGATCCGAGACGCGCTATTTCTTCCCCGTTGCGCCAGCCATTGACCACCCAGCCGCCGCCGAAACCGATGGCACATGACGCTAGAATAATTATGAAAAGTGACAAGATTTCAGCCCCTTATCTAACCATTGCCGAGAAAAAATAATCGATTGTGGAGCCTGTAGATCGCTCGTTTTTTAGGCAAAAGAGCGCCCGGAGGCGCTCCGAAGCGCATGTCTTAACCGTTTGCCTCGATCTTTGCTTTAGCAATACCGTGAAGCTCGTTCACAATCTCCAGCAATCGTCCCTGTATGTGAACGGCGTCCTTATAGCTGAGGCCGGTAAACTCAAAAGGAACTTTCGATCCACGACCTTGAGCGTCATGCATACCAAAGCTAAGAGAAACTGTTAAATTGTCCTTTTCCATCTGCTTCTTCCTTAAAGAAATGCCATCTGTCTAGGGACTCAACCCTCACGGTCGGCGCGGTTTAAAATGGGCAAATGCCCCGTTTAAAAAATCAATGCGGGAAATTCTGGTAAATCCACATCTGATACGCCTCTCTTCCTTCTTTGCTGCGCCACCATGACGCACCGGGGAATTGATGGGCGCGGCAGAATGCCTCTATTGAATGCGGATCGGATTTCAGTACAACGCCGTGCCATGCCTCAACCAGGGCAGTCAAATCGCTTTCGTGCGATTCAGCAATGACGCAACTTGCCCGAACCGGACCGGGGATCTGATTGCCTTCATGAAAGCGCAGCAGAAAAGGTCTGCGATCGCTCAAGTCCTCGGCTGTGACTAAACCTTGCTGCCAGCAGATTTTGTTCATGTCAGCCCCATGCACTGTTTGTATTCCGCTTCACGCCGGATCGTCAGGCCGCGCAATGGCTTGCCCTGGAATTTGTTCCATCTCAATATTTCCCGGCAGGCCGTCTCGTACTCGCCCTTGTTCAATTCACTTACAAGCGTAGAGCTGCAGAACGCCGATACACCGATGTTGTAGGTCAAGCTCACGTATGCATCGAACTCGTGCTGATAGAGTTCGACCTTGACGCACTTTCTGACGCCTGCCGCATACTTGCCCTCGAGGTTGTTTAAGAGGTAGATCAACTCGCGCACCGGCTCTGTCTTGTCTCCCATCTTCACGCCTTCAGTGCGACCTGGGCCGATAGTGGGAGCATCGCCGGGAACAGGAATAATAGCCTCAAGTGGGAATCCCTCCTGTTTCGTGATCCCGACAAGCAGAGCAGCTCCAACCACCAGACCGGAAACAGCCATACGTTTGATCATCTTGCCCTCTCTCTCGCCTCAAAATCCTCTCCGCACTCGCGGCAGCAATACGCACCCTCCGCTGGCTCATCACAGTTCAAACAAAAGCCGGTACGCTCTGGCACCGGCTTTCTGTGACTCAACGCAGCTTCAAGCTGTTTCTCTTCTTGTGCTGCAGCTCGGTCTGCTTCATCCATCACACTTCTCAGCAGGTTTGGCGCGCCATTTCTTGTATGCCACGCCGATCTGCAACAAGGTATAAATGAGCGTCCCCCATCCGATCAAAATCGGCAGGTTGTCGTTAACCCAATTGAACGCCGAAAGCGCCCACAAAATAGCCACCTTTACCCACACGGGCGCCTCGAAGTCGCGCATCGAAATTTCCTTATCCGAGCACTGCCAGAGCAAACATAACCGCCGCAGCAACAAGAGCAAGTCCGGTCCACGGAGAGCCAACCAGCTTCATCAGGAACGAATCAGCTTTCGCATCGAGTTGTTTAACCTGCTCCTTCGCCTCTTCCAATTTCTCTAACATCTTCCGTCTCCTGCGATAAAAAGTAATGCTCATCAAATAAAAAAGGCCGCATTAGCGGCCTCGTTGCGAAAAATCAAAAGTTGATCAAACCGGCTCTGCTGCCGTCAGCCATGCGGGAACAGGATTGTCATCCACCGCCCCGATGTTCGGGGGGTTATAGAAGTGCTTGCCGTAGAAGTCTTTGCCGCCTAGATATGCTCCGGTGCGGATACAACTGGCTGCTTCCGGCCTGTAAACCGTGTTAAGGTCAGGATCGGCTGTCAAAGTTGATGCCGCTAATGTATGACCGACCGGACCAGAGAAACCATAAAAACAGTTATTGGATTCGCCAGTCCAGGCAGAAGCAGTATTTGCCCTGACAGAAGGCGTTGAACTGGTTGTTGTAGTAAAGATGTTATTTCGGATAACGTTTGCCGTATTGTCTGCCGTAGACATCATGTAAGCTCCGGCGTAAGAGCAATTGACGAATGTGTTGTTGAAGATGTTTGATGATTGCGCTGCCTCCTTATTTCCAAAGGAAACGCCGGTCACGCAGTTAACAACCAGATTGCCGTAAGCCGTGCAATTTGTAGCATCTAAAATCAGTATCCCCGATCCCGCGGGAGGGGAGTTGTTGGTAGAACCATTACCGTATAAGTCCCTGATTTGGTTTCCAAACGCAACGCTGTCCCGGCAATCATGGTCGAACAGAATACCGCAAGCATCTACCCCGCCTGTTGTCAGGTTCTCCGCGTAATTATTAAAGACACGGTATGTTCCATAGAAGATATTTGCAAGGCCAGACAGCCCATGGAGCCCATAGCATTTGTTGTTATAAACGTCATTGGGCCCAAAATCTGGAGTAGCGGACAGGCCAAATCCGCCGAGAACAATACCCCCTCCAACAAGACCCACTCTCTGCTGATTAGTGATAGTGTTGTCATAAACCTTGATGCCTGAATTTCGCCCATAGATCGCAGGGCAGAAACACTCAATAGCAACTCCGCTGCAATTGGCAAACGCATTCCGGCTGATGACCACATCTTCCATCTTTGCTCCGTCCCAAGGTGTAATGCCATCGTCGTAGAAGAAGTCCTGTTCGTTAAAAACGATGACGCCGCGCGGGCCGGATACACCGTTGAAGGCGTTGTTGTTTATCTGTATGTTTGTCAGAGTAGTGGTCACTCTACTTGTGACCCACCAGAGAATTGCTCCCCCAGTTCCACCGTTGAACGTGTTGCCTTCAATGACGACGTCCTTGTATGCAAAGGTATTAGCAGGCATTAAGTCCACTGCTTGCAGGGCTGATCCGGACAGCGTGCAATTCTTAAGCCAGAAGCCGATATTCGGTATTCCGGTAACGCCAATGCAGCGATTGTTCCCTGAAGTTATCGTGAGCGATTGCAGGGTTATATAGGACTTGTCTATGTTGAAGTAGTAGGCCCCGGCACTGAATGTAATTGATCCAGCCTCAGTCGCGTAATCGCCGCGAATTGTTATGAGACTACCCAGGCTTCCACTCGCGCCGGGTCGAATGATCTCAGAGTAAGTATGAGCGCCGCACACGTACAATGTAGATCCCGCAGTGACTTTGCCTGAGCCCCATTGCACGGTTGTCCAACCAAGCCAAGCAGTCTCATACGTGAGTCCGTCTGGAGTATTGCTGTGCGCCCCGACAGGACGAACAAAGAAGTCAGTCATCAGGATTCACTCCACCGCTTGTAAATCATGCGACCCAGTCCAATCGCCGCAGCACTTCCGAGGGCGATACTAACTAGATCGAGGCTTGTATGAACCGTTAAGTCATAAGATATGACGGGCGTAGTTACCGCTGCCCATATTGCGTTCAAGGCATCCATTTAATCTCCCACGAAATGCAGCACGCGATAATATTCAAGGGTGAGAGCATCGCCGCTGTCTGCTCTCTGCCCGGTAATATCGACTACGACATTGTTTGCGAAATCGATTGAGTGGGTTGCTGGAGCGCTCGCCCCTGCTGTGCCATAAGCGCCGTCATAAGGCTGTATCTGCGATGCCAGGGAATTACGGTTTGCCAGGACGATCAGCGGAGCCTCTTTGACAGATGTGGTGCGCGTGGCGCTGTAAACTGTCACGCCGCCAACCTTGACCTTCAAAATCTTGTTGTTCGCGCTGTTGGTGAATGTCCAAAGCGGCTCGATCTGGAGAATGCTGTTAACACCAAGCAATCCTGCAGGGATAGCGAACGAATCAAGAGGCTCGTCAATCGAGGTCAGGGAACATGAAAATCCAATAGCCGATCCAGCTAAAATTTCTATTGGACGACGAATGAGCGGATAAACAAAGCCGTGCTTGCCAGTAAAGCCAATAGGCTTGCCGCCGCTCGTTGCGTATGGAGCTTTCTCGGCTTGCTTCGCGTTGAGTGCATTGTTGTTTGCGTCATATTCTTCAAGCGAGAGCGCGGTCCCCTTGGATTTGCGACCGACGACAGTTGCTAGATCATTCCAGGCCATTACAGTGTAGCTCCCAGCGTGAACAGATCGTCAAGTTGCTTCTCGGTCAGAGAAAGTTGCGTAGTCATCGTCCCGACTAGCGGATGAGTGCGCTCAACCGTCTGAGCAAATTGCCAGTCAATCCGAGCCGCGTCACCTGCCGCTCCCGTCATTGCGGCGATAGCGGCATCAACCTGTGCAAGCAACCCGGATTGAAGTAGGGCGCGACGAGCTTGACGCATTGAGATAACGCTCGGTATGGCTGTAGCAGGCACACGCAATGCATCAGCCTGAGCTTTTGTGATCAAGGTTAGTTCGGGTTTGATATACGCATCCTGCGATCCATCCGCCTCGAATGCATAGACTTGGTTGTTTTGATCTTTGTAGTATTTGAATGACATGGTTACCTCAACTCTGTCCAGCCGTTTGAAACGATAGAGGCGCTACCGACCGTCACTCCGACTCTATATGTCGCCCCCGCTGGAATTATTGCCGACACATATAAAAACTCACCCGGCGCCGCCCCTGAAGAGCCATAAATATTGATGGCTCCATTAATGAGGATTACAGCCGCTGAGCCTCCTGAAGAGGATGACACGCATACGCTTACTTGAATTGATCTGCCGGTTGAGTTCGTGTAGGTCGTATTTACAGCGCGGCTGGCGGTGAGGTTCTGCCAACTCTGGCCCAGGCCGAGCACTACTGCCCCGAGGTTGTCTGGCGTGACACAGCGAGTAGCGTCTGTTCCAGCCTGCGCCTCAGCATCTGTTGCCAATTCAACCACCCCGGTAGCGGATGTCGTTGCGGCTTGCTTGAGCGCAGAAAACGCTGCTGCCGCAGTAGCCGCGCCCGTGCCGCCTGCCGCAATGGACAGGACGCCTCCGCTCAATGACACAAGCTGCCATCCATCCGCAGTCCCGCTAGATGAGGAAATCGGCCATGCGGCCATTAACTCATTTGCCGTCGTCGTGTAACTTACACCCCAAGGACAGCGTAGCGTTGTTGAGTTATGCGTAATCGTCAGCGCCCCGGCCATTCTGATCTGGATAGGGCCCCGGTAATTCGTGCCAAAGCCGGTGATCGTTGTTGTGCCAGTGATCCGCAGCTTGGTCGATAATTGCCCACCAATGTCGCAGGTGGTGGCAGACGCGAGATCGAGTTCCGGTTTCTCAAACACCTCATTGATCACGTCCCATAGCTGCGCAAATCCGGCTCGTGCGGTTGCGTTACTAGGATTCGGGTATGTGTCGGATATGCTTGTTTTTAACGGTAACGCTGTCATTTAATATCCTTGAATATCAACATCTACTTTTGCTCCTGATACGGCCACGCCTGAGCTATTCAGAGCGCGAATAACAGGAGCAAGGGGAACGGTTTTATCTATGGTCAAGCTGCGCGCGCCGCTCGCGCCGGGTTGCAGAGCGCCGAACGTGACAACCTTGATCGAGGCGAAGTTTTTCGTATAGGGGATGGCCGTGCCGGACGCGCTTATCGGGAGATTTGCTATCGACTCTTTGATGTCTGGGGCATCAATCGTCACCGTCATGCTGATGATCTTGCCCTGAGTCGTCCCGCCGCCTATCGTTACGCGAAACTGGTAATCCGCATTTTTCACCGTAACCTGCCCCGGCCATGGAAGCCATGCTGCCGAAGACGATCCGTAGAACGGGCCCCCTTCGGATGAGAGCGCGGCATCAACAGCCAGGAAGCTGTTCGGGTTGTTCGGGTCAAAATTTGCCAGATCAACCGCGACGAAAGAATTCGGGTTGCTCGGATCAAAACTCTCCAGATCGATAGCGTCGAAAGCGTCTGGCTCGGAAACAAAGAAAGATTCTGTGTCGGAACCATAGAACGATTCGTCATCCGGTCCATAGAATGAACCGAGTCCTGAAACGCGATACTCGACAACAACATCAATGCCGCTGGTCGCCAGCGCCAAAGTCATCTTCGATCCGGTCAGAGCCGACCCAACGTTCATTACGCCGGACTCGTAAACCATTTTCCTGAACCCGGCTTCCGGCTTGTAGAGCGAAGCTGTATTTACCGAGCCATAAAATGACTGCGCATCATCCCCATAAAAAGAGTCTGCCGCCCCGGCCACGATCTGGCCGCCAGAGACCGTGCAATCTGTGAGCGTTCCATCAAACGTCGGGTGAAAGCTGTACGTTTCAACGACGTTGGCAATGGGCGCATCGCCAAGATTGGTAAAAACCGTGCCGACATTGAGCGATTCATTCCCGCTTGTGTCGACAGCCTTGCCCATGATCGTTACCGATCCGTAGGGCAGATTGGTAACGGTATATGGCGATGAGGTTATGATCCCAGTGTGAAGCGGTACAGCGGTATTCCAGTCAAGGTTGTTGCCGAAGTGGTAGCGGAATACATATCCGGCCAGATCGACATCATTAACGCCGGTCCACGACAGCACATCCTCATCTATCGCGAGATCGGTTATGTCATCAGGCGGCTCTGACTTGCCGACAACTTGATGCAGATCGGCATAGGTCCAATCTGATCTGGAGTTGAAATATGGGTTGAGTGGACGCGCCCGGACAACGTACCAGCCGCCGTCAACCACTGGGGAGAGGTAAGCGCTTGTCTCATCGCTGAGCGCGCTAGTTTTCCGCCATGCCGTTTCTGAGTCTCGGCGCCACTGTATCTCGATCTCGCCATCAGCAAGGACGGCGCCCTTCCACTCCACAAGGATCCGGGAGATGATCGTTCCATCGCCCTGCGCGAGCAGCGCATCCGTGCCGGAGTAGCACGTCACAAGATCCAGCTTCTGGACTACAAAGGGATTCGGCAGGTCAGTATTCGGCGTATCGTCCAGAGTGACGGTATCAGCCAAGTCCCAAATGCTTGGCGCGTCTTCCTTGAGTGTCAGCGTGATAGCGGAGTCCGGCGCATAGCTCTTATCGGTGATCCGATAAACCTTGTCCGTCTGCCCAAGGAACGCGCTGGTCAGTGTTACCCGATCCCCTACCCTGTAATCCCATGCCTTGAGCGAAAACTCAGCCTTGACCGTAAAACCGTTGCGCTGGTCCTCGGTTATGATCCGGCAGAGGTTATGAACTCGCTGCGTCGTATCGGTGAACGGGAAATCGATGTTGGAAAACTTATCCTTGCCATCCGCTGCCAGGTACGTTGCATTCTGGTACGACTTGAAATCGGTCGCTACATACTGATTTTCGGCAGAGACGAACTGCCCGCGGACTCCATTAATCGTATCCGCGTCGGATATGCCAGGAGTCACCGCGAGAGCCCCGACAATATCTTCCTGCTGCAATGAAGCTATGGGCGCCACGTACTTGCCCGCGTATATCTCCCATGTGGTGGCAACGATCCCCCCGGCCATGCTTTGTGCCATGGCTTCCAGCACATTAGCCTGATCCTGATCGCTTGTTACCGTGCCATTGCAGGTATAGAGCGCGCCGAAGGATTTCGCTTCATCGCAGACATTCGCAGCCGTGATCACGTGCGAGAGCGGAATGTCGCCTGCGTCGACTCCACACATCTCGGACGTGAGGTAGTCATAAATGACTAGAGCGTTGTTCTGGCTCCACGCCGTTGTGCCTGTGCGCGGATCGTAAAGTTTCTTCCCGCGCAGCAATACTTCAACCCCAGGCACGCCACCCTGGAAGTTCGGCTGCCGCAGATCAAGCCTGATTACCGTATAGCAAAACCCGGTGAGGGTTGCGCTCGAACTCCACTTGTCAGGACATTCTGCGAGCAGGGAGGCGTCGGCCGTATCGCCCGGCACGCCAAGATGCTTGCGCACCCGCACCTGTGAGGTGTTGACTTGGTACTGGTACGTGACGCTGTAGTGCGTTGCGCCCGGGTTGCCAGTAACGGTGATAGTGTTGCCTGACTGAGTATATGGAACCTCAGTTATAAAAGTCGGGAGCAACTTGAACAGCGCCGGAGGTCCGTACGCTAATACCTTGACGGCACTGCTCGGCGTGTGCGCCAGGGTAAAAGGCGACGCGGGGAAATTCTCGGTTATGCTCTCTGTTCTGGCTGAGTAATATTCCCCTCCGGTAACAAAGCCGTCCGCATCGAGCTCCCCCAGGTCTTTACCGTCGATATAAACTTTCTCGATCCCGTCACACTCATGGGCGGCATGAACACAGACCAAGTGCTTGAATTCTTCATTTTCGCCGCTGGACAGAATCGCTACTATGTCCGAGCCAACCTTGGCACGACCGTAAACGTACCGATGAGCAGCGTCACTCGCAATGCGCGTGACCGTGCGCTCTTGCAGGGAATTGAGAAAATCTTCCCGCGCTTTCGCCGCTGCGCGCCTCGCCTTCTTTGCGGCAGCGCGTTGCGCCATGGCACCGAATATCGTAGTGCCAACCGTCAGCGCAATGGATGCGGCGGTTAGTACAGTCGTTGCAGATAAGGTAATGCCGCCAAGCAGCGCCCCGATAGCCGGGATTAATGGCGGCACGTCCAGGCCTCTTTGGCGACGGAGCGATCAGTAAAAACAAGGCCGGTTTCGCCAACAGAAACGATATGCCGCCCACTGAACAGGCACGCAGCGCCCTGATAAATTGTGAGGTCGCCGTCTTGCGCCATGCCGGGGGGGATTCTTTTAAAATGTTGATCCAAAAAAAAAGAGAGACCGTTTAGGTCTCTCAGCTTTTTCTTTGCTTCACGCGCCGTTGTCCACGGTCGGTGTTCTGTCAGGTAATCGCGCCCTGTCTCAAGTCGCACCCATTCCCCAACAAACGTACAGCAGTCATGCACGCCCCATATAAACCTTCTATTTGCATGGGAAGAAATGTATTCGGAAAATTTCATTATTCCTTAGCAACTGCATACCCCTTTGCCTCCATACACATCACCGCCAAGTTCCGTCGCCGTTCGTGCATATCAAGCGCGCCGTAAAGATCCCCATAACGAGGATCAACCGTTTGCGTATGTTTTGTAGCCTCGTACTCACAACCCTTGGCGTCAGCCAAGTACTGTGATTGGCTTGCAGTTGGATGTGTAAAATTAATAGGCTTCGATGCGGCGCAGCCGGACATAATAATTACTGCTGACACTATTGCTATTTTTTTCATTATTCCCTCCTGTTAAAACAGGAGATTATAAGCACGTCAGTTAATGCTCCGCTGGAATTTTTTTGACAACCAAACAGTAGGATTTGCTATCAGATCATTGAGATAATCAAACCCCTTATCGTTCGGATATTTCCTCTTGTGTTGTGCGGCATTCAGCCGCAGAGAGGGTTGTCGTTTGAGGCCATAAGCACTCGTCTCGCACTTCAGCGTCACCCGACCTTCTTCGCCCTCGACAGCGACGGCCACCAAATCCATAATGCCGCGCCAGCAAAGCTGAGGCGTCCCAACAAGCTGAAAGGATTCGTTCAGGGGACAAAAATACATCTTCGCGGGTTTGCCGCGATACTCTTCGACGTCGCCCACTGCCAGCGCCAAAATGGCGGACTGGGCTATGTTGAGCATAAAATTCAGTGCCTTCGATTCAACGCCTTCTGACTCTTCTATGGCACTGATTGACCCGACTATTCCAAAACCAAGCCAGTCGTGGCCGTTCCATGTGATCGTTCTGTCTGCCGTGCAAACGTATTGCGTCTCAGAGGAAAACTGGAACTCCACGAAGTAGACGGGACGCGCAACGGGCTTTTCAAGTTCTGTCTGCTGAGCCGAATCAAGAATCGTCATATACGCCAATCCTCGATCAGATCAAGAGTAAAACCCTCGGTCACGGCGGCGTAACTCTCCCACGAAAAACGGGAATTGACACGCCTGAATAGCGCCTTAGGTCTGTTCCAGGTTATCGCTTCGCCCGCCGAGAATGCATTGCGCAAAGGCGGCTCAGCAGTCACGGAGATAATGCCACTCCCATCGCTTTTGGCGTCCTCTACGACCATGACGACCTGCTGTGTTAGGTTATCCCCTATCCCGAGCAAATCGCCCTGCAGAAGCGTTTTAGACGCTTGCCCGCTTGCCACAATGGATAAGGTTGTAGCGCCCTGCGCCGCGTCTAAATTGAGCGTCATGGTGCCGCGCATGGTTCCCCGGGGAACGGGGCGGGCATGGTTCCACAGTTCGAGCTGGTTTGTCCTGCCGCGTAATTGCATTCCGAGCGCTTGCCAGCCGCCACTATCTGCCTCACGTCCCGGCGCGGCTTCGAGTGTGACAGACCAGAGCGGGCCAGCCAGTTCCACCGCCTGAGCGCCAAAGCCGGAGCGGAATTCCACATCATTCCGTTGCTGTGCCCATGTCACGCGGGCGACCTTGAGCGACTCAGGGAAAGTGATGATGCTCATATCGCGCCTTGACGGGAGAGCCTATCGACCAGATCGGCGTTTCCCTGTTTCACCGCTCTCGATACGATAGCGTGAACCTCTGCGCGGTCAGTGCGTGAATCGACATTGATTACTGGAGCGTAGTTGACCGACACACCTCCGCCGCCTTGGGCAATAACTCCAAGCCTTCCCTGAGAATCTCGTTTGAGCGGGAAGATTCCCTCGGTTCCAGCTTCGCCCATTACTCCATCATGAATTGTTCCGCCTTTGGCAAATTTGAAGAAGGTGGGCGAATCTACTATTCCCCCTTTGGCGAAGTACGACACTCCATGGTCGAAATATGCGCCCTTGGCGGCCCAGCCAGTAAGCCCTGGACTTGTTACTTTCAACGCACCAGCAGCCGCCCCGCCGCCCCCAGCTATCCCTCCAGCAATGCCAAGAACCGAGGAAAACAGCGACAGTCCCATCTTGAGCAAACCACCGTCTTTGCCAAACAAAGCTTGAGTCAGATTCGCTGCCAGCGCATCAGCCGCCATGCGCTTGATCATTGAAGCAAACGACGCGCCGATATTCTTGAAGTTTCCGTCCAGAATATTGAAAAGCTGATCCCCGAGATTGCGCTGAATGTTGAAACCGAAGTTATCCCAGACTTTCTGCATCTCTGCGACTTGTGTTTTCTGTTTCTGTATCTGCTCTTCCAGCCGGATCGCCTCTTCTTCGCTCGCCTTAGCCTTCAGTATCGCCTCTTCCTGGATCTTGCGAACAGAATCGCCGGTATCCAAGCCGTCTAATTCTTTCAGACGCTCCTTGACCTTCACTTCGAGATCGTACAGAGCGAGCATGCGCTTCTGTTGCGCCTCGGATTTGTCTACAAGGCCTAGCTCAACCTTGAGCCGCTCTACCTTCTCCGTGGCTACTTTGTTGTCTTTCGCTACGGTGCCGATAAATTCCAGGTATGACTCTGCGGCCTCTGCGTAGGACTCGCGCATGTCTTCCAGAACCTTCTGCTCAGCCTGGAATGCCTCGATACGCTCCGCGTTTGCTTTCACGCCATCCAATCTTGCGCCAGTTATTTTGAGCAAACCGGCTTCATAGACTTTAAGCTGAGATGCTGTCATGCCGAGCGTATCGGCTTCTTTTTGCAGGCCGTCGATAAATGTTTGCTGTTGAGCGGCGAATGCCTTTGCTGCTCGCGCCGCATCCTCAGCGGCTTTTTTCGCATCATCCGCCGCTTTCTTTGCCTTGGCTTCAGCTTCCGCTTTTGCCAACAACGCTTTCATCCCGGCTTCGGGATCAGCCGGTGCTGCTGCTGCCTTTGCCGCTTCCTCGCGCACCCCTTCCAGGCTGCGCTTAAGTTCCAGCGCTTGCTGGTTTAGTTTGTTGATGTAGCTGTCGCTCGCGCCTTGTGGCGGCTCCATACCTAGCGCATTAAATAGTTTCCGCATCTTCAGAGCGGAATCCATTAACTGCTGTGTATCGAGCAGTTTGTCGCTGATTATTGAATCCGGGGTGTCTCTAAAGCCTTTGAATGCTTTCCCAATCAGACCAATCGCCTCTGCCGCCTTGGCGCTTGCCCCTGTTACCTTGTCTATCGCTCCCACGGTCAAGAGCAGTTCATTCCTTGCATCCGTAAAAGCGGTACCGATCGTTTTCGGTAGCGTCTCAGACTCCCTGATCAGTTTCGGAAGCTGCGAGCCAAGACCTTCCACCAGGATGTCACGAGTCAGCTTGCCCTCGTGTGCCATCTCCCGCAACTTACCGACAGGAACACCGAGAGCATCGGCCAACGCCTTCATAACACGTGGCGCTGCCTCATTGACCGAGTTAAATTCCTCGCCACGCAATACGCCAGAGGCTATAGCTTGGGAGAATTGCGTCATCGCAGATGCAGACTCTTCCGCCGACGCCCCGGATATTCTCAGGCCGAGCGCAAGCGCCTGAGTGGTATTCGCTATCTGCTGCTGCGTTCCGCCGACATCGATGAGAGACTGGGCAATACGGGTATAGAGGGTAGCGGTAGCCTCAAGCGGGGCTTTGGTTGAGTCCGCAATGCGCCGGATATTAGCGTTGGCCTGAGCGAACTCATCCGCGTTGCGCGTGGCGAGTTTAAGTCGAGCTTGAATGTTGCTGTACGTTTCAGCCATCTGCGCAATTTCGCGCACACTGATACCGGCAACCAGTCCCCCAAAAATGCCTTGCAGCCCAGAACCTAGCCGCTCAAAAGACTTGCTGACGTTCTTGCTGATGCGATCCGCGTTCGTCTGGAACTTGGCAAGATCGTTGGTCATCCGGTCGACGCTCGACTGGAAGCGTGCGACATTGGCATTAAAATCAATTGTGATCGCTTTTGCCATTACAGACCCACCTTGCGCTTTAATACCTCAGACGCAGCTATCGCGGATTGCTGGATAGCCTCTGCTGCCTTTTCCTTGTTCTGCTCAAATGCTTTATCGATAAACAGCTTTCCGGGCATAACTCGTTTCCCGGCTCTCCATCCAGCCTCCTGGAACTTGCCGTAATACGGATCATCTTTCTTCTTCCTGGCTATCGTGAGATATACCCCGATCATGTCTTTTGATGATTTGCCGCGATGTATTTTGGAGTTGCGAACAATGATTCCGCGCCTCTTTAAGGCGCTTGTCTTGACGGGCGCACTGGCTCTCGCAATTCTGGCAATGTAGTTAGCGCCGACCCGTAGCGAGCCCCTGACAACACGGTCCCCGAGTTGCTGCGAGTAGGCGTATATCGCCTTTGTTGCCTCGCTCAAACCGTGAACGCTTATCGATTTTTCGGCCATTCAAAATCTCGCATTGCGATGAGCTGAGCAATCAGCACTTCCACATCAGAAACGCCGTATATCTCGGTCAGGATCGGCAGAGCGTTCCAGTCGAGCGTTCCGCCCATTGCGTTCCACACCTTTACCGAAAGTTCGCATTCAGGAGGGGCGCCGGATGGCTGGATCGGTAACTTGAACTCTTCCAGCCAGTCCGCTACTTTTTTTTCGCTGCCCCTACCCTCTTCTCGTGCGCTCCGAGTTCGTCATCTATGGCTTTGGTTATCTTGTTCCAGTGCTCGGAATGATCCTTGATCCACCAGCAGAACAGTTCCTTGTCAAAGGGAAGTGGTTCGGCATCACCACCGGGGAAAATATCAAGATCAACAAAGCCATCCCACCCAACCGTGAACTCATAAATCATGTCGAGAGGACCGGCTTTGCCGCGGGCCGCCATCTCGGCAAAGTCCCCGTCAAGAGGACGGCGGAATATGATGAACTTGCCCGGAACTATCTCAACACGTGATTGAGTGCTCTTGAGAAACCGGTCTACAAGTGGATTCATCAAGCAATACCAAAGGTCGGGGCGCCGTTCATGGCGATAGCGGCTTGGGTCGTGGTGACGGCCTGATTACCACCGCCCGGCATGCCGGAGAATCCGACTGAACCGTAGAACAGCATGTACCGACCGTTTGGCCAGCGGATACGGAAACCTCGGGCTTCGCTTGTTTCAAACGCGGTTTGCATGGCGGCTTGTGCGGTATCGCCCGGATCCCATTGCATTGTCAGGCTGTAGCTCATTGCGGTCACGCCAGCCACGATCTGCTTATCGCGGGTATCGGAAACAGTGGTGGTATCGAGGAACTTGATGTCGCCGCCTTGCGGGGAGAATTCCTGAACGCCAGGTATCGTTGTCCCGAGCGTAATCTTCTCGAAACTGCCAGACGCAAATACGCCAAAATCCGTGGTATCGATGCCGACAGTACCGGTGGCGGCATTCTTGAGCTGGAACGTGTTCGTGGCCTTGTTGGCTACCACAAACATGCGCTCATTGATCTCGATCATTCCGGATGCACGCACCAAAATGATGTCGCCATCAAGCAGCGTATGACCAGTTGCCGTGAATACCCCGGGATTGGCATTGGTTGCCGACTCAATGTCAACAGAGGCAGCTATCGCGCTCTGCATCGACAGTACCAGGCCAGAATTCTTGTAGATTGTTGCCATTTCCTTCTCCTAAATTAACGTGTCCGGGGAACCTTCAAGTGTTGAATAACTGATGCGCCATGACGTGATGACTTCGCCGTGGTCTATGCCGTCCTCTTCCTGCACGACTTCCATGCTTGTGCTGATCAGCGTCAGCGACTGGATTTGCTGCAACTCATTGCGCAAAGTGGATTGGGTTAACTTCTGCTCGATCTCTGCCGCGCACTCATCCATCTTGTCTTCAATGATCGAGGTATTTGTGGGTAGCTTGAGCATCCCGGCGACAGTGATCGTCACCTCGCGCTCATAAACACAGGGGTCGTTGACGGTAAGCTGACTGGATGATTCCGACTCGGCAAAGACCATCAAATACGGCCAGATTTGCATCGTCGCGGGAATGCGCGTCTTCGTTACGGTTTTCCAGGGAACAGGATTCCTGGAGAGAACGGCTGCTACCGCCTCTCTGATTTGTTGGCGTGCGTGGGTCATACGAAATAAAGCCGGTAGGGGCTGAGAAGATCAGTTATCGCGAATGGAATGCGGGAAATTGAAATTCCGCTCTCGATCCTGGGCTGGTGATTCATCCAGTGGCCGACAAGCAGGATGATTGCTTCGCGGATTATTGGCTCAACATCGTTTGCTTTTGGCCCGTAGCCTGCCGTGTATTGGATCCGGACAGCGTTACGCTCTCTCCGGGTGGAAGGCCACCCGAGGTCATGCACAGCGCGCACATAAGGAATCGTTGAGTAGGTATCCAACACATAATTCTCTGTGCTCAGCGTTGTCTCAACCCCGTATGGATCGATGTATTTCAAGCTGCCAACCGTCAAAGCAGACGGCAATTCGTGCTCATCGACAAAGCAGTCCCATCGGATTTCTCTGGTCTGAGTGATCAGCGCACGCCCGGTGTAATCCTCTACCCATTTGCGCGCTTCTATGATCCGGCGCGCTATTAAATCGTCCGAGCCATCTGCGCCTATCTGCGCCTTAACCTCGCCAATCGATACAGGTTCGATCTTCGGCTGCTCGATTACCCTCATCCCAACTGCTCCCGTACTGTCACGGAAATCAAATCCACGTTGCTCAGTTTCTTTCCGCTGATGTCGGTTACCTCGACCTCGAACGACATGCCAGGAGAAAACAACTCATCCTCGCCGAATTGATACGTGCACTCGCCGTTTGCAGCATCTAATACCGTCATAGCCTTTGTCTGCACCTCGCCGACCTCATCTTTCCAGCGGATGTTTGCTGTACAGCCAGTCAGATCAATGGGCGTCTCGGACTTATCGACGCACGTAACCTTCAGGACGGACGCTGTGTCCCCTGCCACGAAGTCAGCCATTGATTAATTGAATCGGACGGTTACGGATTTTGAGCGCTGAAATACTGCTGTGCGCTCAACGATGGAGGTGACAGGCTCGGGCCCGCCAGTGCGGGTCAGGGTTGCGTCGTTGAGATTGAAAGCAATCTGAGCAGCTTCTGCAATAACGGCGCGAGCGTATCGGAGCGATGCATCGGCGCCGTTGAAAGCAAGTTCGACCGGTTCTGCCGTAAGTTTGCGGTCATATTTGAGTGAAGCATCCGTGACAGCAAAACCAAGTGTTACGGGCTCTGCTGTAAGCGTGTAGCTTCCGGGTTGAGCATGTGTGAGCGTCGCATCCGCGACATCAAACTGTATCGTTGCAGAACCGGCCTGTAATACCCGGTTGTATTCTAGAGAAGCATCTGCGGCGGCTAACTCAAGCGTCCCTGAATCCGCTTGCAGAACGTGAGCGCACTTAAGCGCGGCGTCAGCACCAGAGAAATTGAGTGATGCCGAATCAGCGGTAAGCGCGTATCCTCGTTTTAGTGTTGCATCAACAACGTTAAACGAGAAGGATGCTGGATCAGCCGAAAGAGCTCGGTTATATTCAAGGTTGGCGTCTGTTCCAGCAAACGTCAGCGAGAAAGAATCAGCGGTGAGTGTGTAGCTGGTCGTAGCCGAAGCGGTGAATATCCGGCGCTCCGGCGCTTTCCAGATTGCCCAGATGTTTCTGGAAAAATCCGCAACCTCTGCGTCAGACAGTGCGCCATCCAGGACAAATCCATCATAAAGAAGCCCGAAAAACCGCGCCCCCAGGTCTGCCCTGTTTCCGATCTTAACAGTCTCAGTGTTGCTATTTGGCGCGCCTGATCCAGATCCGCCATAAAGACTTGTTGATGCAACGGAATCCAAAACCCCATCAACGTAGAACTTTGGCGCAACGGATATATCTGCGCCCTGGGTTGCAGCAATAACAACAGTACGTCCGGTTGTTAGCGCTGTCCCGCTTTGCCATACCCGAAAACCCGCATTGGCTCGGTTAAGGAATATGTAACCGCCTATTTCCAGGCCGAATGCCCAAGGGGTATTTGATCCACCCCCGCCAGATGACTTTGATATTACGTGCTGCTGTACTGTTGTCCCCCCTACAGTTACAAGAGCAATTACGGTTATCCCGCCAGTGATGTTGTAGTCGGGGTTATTCGCAAACGCTATGTAACTCGAAGAATCAGCAGGCTTGACATTCTTGCCTTTCTGTCCCACTCCATATGTCATGGCCCCGGTAACGGAGCCTGCTCCATGTGCAGCGTCACTTGGGCCACGCCCGACCGAATAGGCGAACGTCAGCCGCTCATGGAATTTGTTCGATTTGTCGAGAGGCGCGGGATATTGAGGCTGCGACCTGAGTCGACGAGGGAGGATCAGAGACACTTACGCGGATGCTCCGGTAATATCGGCACGGTAGACGAAGCCCGAAGTGAGGGTAACGCCTGTGCGATTACGAACTACCAGCTTTATATGCTGAGCAACAGGAAGGCCCGACAAACTGAATAGCTTCCTGTGCGTGCCTGTGCTGTTGCAAGGAAGCGTTCCGATCCAATGCAGATCAGCTTCATCTGTAGCGCTTGAACCGCTTGTAGGCCCAGTGGTGAAATCCGTCCCATCGAGCGACAGTTGGGCAAACAGGATCACTTGTTTATCGCTCACCGGGGATGTGACTGTCGCAACCACCTCAAAAGTTGAATCCAGAGGGATATTCGCCCCAAGATCGATTGCCGCTGAAGCGATATAGGTATCGCTAGCAAGCGCCCCCATCGTAACAAGGGCTCCACTTTTCGCCCCTTGAGATTGTGTGAATGTCGTCATCAGCGGTTCCTCAGCATTTCTTCAGTCACATACGGCAAGCCAAGCACTTCAGCGCGCGAAGCGGACTGCAGTGACAGAGATTTCAGGTTATCAGCCTCTTCCGTGGTGATCACGCCCGGAGTCAGCTGATCTATCATTCCGTGTGTAGCGGGGTGTCCAATGTCCAAACCTTCCGCAGTCTTGAGAAAACCGAAGGCCCACTTTAGAGCTGGAACGGATGGGGCGGCAGCTTCCAGCTTATCAAGCACGAGTGCGGCAGCAACTGGACCTCCCGGGTAATCCGACAAAATGCCTCGCGCCGTGATCATGCGCGCCTTGTGCTTTGTCTCGGTCAGCGCATTAAGCAGTGCGACCACATGCCCCGGCTGGTCCGGCAAGAATGCCGCATACCCCTTCCCGGTCGGATCGTTATCTATTTCATCGCTCAATACGCTCATATCTGCACCCTGTCGCCCAACCTGTCTTTATCGTGCTGGATATTCATCGCCACAGCGAGGTCATAAAACTCGTACGGCAGTTGCCGTCCAAGCACTTCCTTGATATACGCATTGCGGCAGTGATCCCACCCTTGGAACGGAAAGAACAGGCAGTTGACGAATATCTCTGCCACTCGATATGCTTTTATGTGATTCAACCGGAAGCAGCGCGAGGAAATGGTTTCATCCGCCGATCCGTTCAAGAGCGTGTTGGCAAGCTGATCAAGCGCGATGAACACCTGATAGACCCACTCTTTCATGATCAGAACGTCGCCAGAGACGCGCCAAAGTCAATCGTGAACGACTCTCCATCGTTCAGCGTGATAGATGAGCCGTAGTCGTAGTAGCCCCACAGCGAATCACTCGCCGAGGTGTCGTTGTAGATCGGCGCATATCGGAATGGGCCTATCGTTCCACCGGAAGCTGTAATGGTCACGTCCGTTGCCGTGACTGTGATCGTTCCATTGCTCTTGGACGCAGAATTCTGTATATCGACGCCGCCCGCCGTGTAACCATTACCAGCAGAGATTTCCGCGAGATCAGCTTTAACCGAATCAAGAGCCTGATCCGGCGTAGCGTTGGTCAGATAGGCCTTGAGCGTGTCTGTACTTGCATTGATCGCATTGGCGTGCGTGCCAGCCGCTATGTCGGTATGCAAGCAGTGGAATTTGACGAAGGTTGCCATTGTTAACCCTTATTCTGTTTGCGACGACGAGGAGTGGCATCGGATGCGGTCTCTTCTGCCTTTTCCTCGACCGCCAGCCCGCGTTTCAGCCAGTGATTTGCAGACGCATCGTTGAGGGAATGCAAAGAGCCCTCTTTCAAGGGCTCTCCGTCTCCGCCAATCACGTTTTTTAAGAGACGTATGGTTTTCATCCTACGATCTGGACCACCGTAGACAAGTCGTTGTCACTGGCCGGCAGATGACGGGCATCAAAGCCCAGCACCACTGCTGATGCGTCTGAAGTTGCTGTGCCGACGGTCATAACCAGTCGCGCATAACGCTTTTCGGTGTAATCCGTACTCGGAACAAAGTTCATCACAGCCTGCTTGTTGTCGCCGCTGGCCTTGACGATTTGCGTAAGAGTGGTGCCGACATCGGTTGCGTTCGTGCCCGAACTGTCATCTGCTTGCTGCCACTTGGCATCGAGCGTACCGGACGCGCCCATCGTGCCGGTTGAAATAACCGCCATCAGACGGGTATAAGTCGCCAAGTCGATCCAGCCAGAGTTTTTAGCGCCAGCAGTCAGGGCTCCAGGCGCGATAACAGCGGCAACTGCTACGCGCTCGCTCGGTTTGGTAGTTGTTTGCATGTCCGTATCCTTTAAGTGAATTCATGAAACGGGGCCGAAGCCCCGTTATTTATACTTAGGCGCGATCCGCCAGGGTTGCGAAGAAACCACGGGCAGAGCTTCCAGCCTTGAATGCAGCGATCGTGCTGTTCCACCATGGCTGACCGCCTACGCGCAGGATGAAGCGGAAAGCAGTGATGTCCCAATCGAACCAGACATGGATGGAAACGTCCGAGCGGATACCCCCAACCTTGACAACGCTCAGGTAGCTGGACATATCACCGAAAATGATGTCGCCCTTGTCTCCGAGCGCAGAGCAGGCTTCACTGGTGATTACCGGACGACCTAAGAGAGTCCCGTAGGGAGAAGCAGAAAGACCGCCAGGAGGCAGATATACCGGAACGGCAGTGCCGGTACCGGGAAAACTCATGGTCATGAGCTGCTGCTCAATATCAGGATTGACTATCCAGCGAGCCTTGGCGCGGGCGCTCGGCGTCAGAGCCGAATACATCTTAATGATGTTGTTGTGATTTACCGTGTCGGCTGTCTGGCTAGTTTCTTTCGCAACCTCAACAGTGCCGGGCGACGCCAGGATCCCGAGAGGCATTCCAGTACCAGAACCGTTAATGATTGCGTCATTCAGGCGGAAGTTGATTTTCTCGGGAGCCTTGCGGTTGACGTAACTCGCCATAGCCGGAGCGTCAGCAAGCAATTCATCGGAAAGCGGGACAAGCGTAATAATCTTGTTCGCTTTAACAGTTTTTTCTACCAACTTCGGCTTGGACTGTGTCATCTGACTAGCCTCAGACTCCCAATACGACTGAATCCCGCCAGAAGACTGCCAAGGAGTTGTTTCGTCTGCGAGAAAGGTTATGCCGTTGCCGGATGTTTGTTGTTGATCCGTCATCGAGAGAAGTGAATCCTCCCCCATCACTTTCTGCATGATGGCAGAGCGAAACTCAGGAGGGACAGCAAAGCCACCGTCTGCACCAACACCTTCTGATCCGTATGTAGAAGGCGAATTTGCGATCAACCGAGGATCGGTTTGCGCGCCCTTTGCGGACGAGCGAGCCACAGCATCAAAGAATTCAGCCTGCGAACGAAAACCCCACTTGTTCGCATCCGTGCTACGTGGAGTAGCATAGATTTTGGTACCGGGCTTCTCGGTAGCCTTGGCTTGAGGATCTGCTTCCTCGATCTCGTGATTCACTTTACGGCCCGCAGGAGCCGAAACCTTGGCGTTGATGGCGTTGATTTGTTCCCTGCGAGCAATGTCGGCCTCGACATTCTGGAACGAGGCAAAGATTTCCTCGATTTCCTTCGTTTCGTCAGCAGTCAGTTCACGCTTTTCCGCATCGGCGCGTGCCTGGATGTTATTGGCCGCGTCTTTCAGTTCGATCAAACGGTTTTGCAGTTGCTCAAGGGTGTCGGCATTATTGAAGAAAGCCAGCCCGGAGAGCACGTTTATCAAAAATTGCATTTTCTTGTCCTCAAAAATAAAAAAGCCGCTCGAGGCGGCTGTGGTTTAGTTGAAAGGGCTGGCCCTTATTTTCCGGTGCTGGCACCGCGAATCTGTTTACTGCGCATTTCCATTCGGGCGATTAAAGCGCCCGACGCTTTGCTCTGTTTCCTTAGTTGCTCGGGAACCTTGTTGAATTTCGAAAGCAGGGTGAATTCGGCTTTCACGGTCTTTTCTTCCGTGATCTTGTCAGCGAAGCCAAGCTCTACCGCTTCGTCTGCATTCATCCATGTCTCCGCCGCCATCCAGTCTGTAACCTTCTTAGCGTCATGGCCTGTTTTGGCAACATACGTGCCGGTAATGGTGTCCCGGATCTTGTCGAGGGAATCAGCAGTCTTGCGCATTTCCTCTGCCGTGCCGATTGCCATGCCCCACGGATCATGAATCATGATCATGCCGTTTGCGGCAATCCGGATCTCGTCTCCTGCCATAGCGATAACCGAGGCGATACTGGCCGCTATGCCGTCAATGTGAATGATCTTCTCGCCATTAAAGCGCTTGATCTGGTTGTAAATGGCTACGCCATCAAATACCGATCCGCCCGGGGAGTTGATGTAGATGTCGAGCGCCGACACGTCGCCGATCTCGCGCATCGTGTCCGAAAAGGCCTTGGCAGTCAGACCACCGAACCAGCCCTCGCCGATGTCCTCGTATATGTAAATCTCGCCTCGTTTCCCGGATTTCTTTGCGAAGAAAACTTTATTCATGCTCGCCCTTAAAAACACATGCCGCCGCAAAATACGGCGGATGAATTCCGTTCGCCACTTCTAGCGCCCGTTGCTTTGCGGCATCCATCTTGTCTCCAAGAGCGCTCGACAGCTCAGACACCTGTTCGTTAGCGTAAGTCTCAGCATCTTTGTTAGATTGCTCTATCCAGTCCTTGCGCCCCGCCTTTTGTAGATTGGCCGCCCGACTGTTACGGCGTCGCTCGATACGGCAATAAACAGATTCAAGCCACGCTTGCGCTACCGGCTTGTCTTGCTGCTTGGTCTGAGCGGGAAGCATGTTCTTTCCTACATCCTCCAGCTTCATCATGGCGCCCTGGATCATGTGTACATCACCTTCCGGGCCCAAAGTATTCTCCCCGAGCTTCCGGCGAACATCGTTCACTGAGTAGACGCCACCGGTGATGCCGGTTGAGAAACCGCGCATACGACTCTCGAAGTCTCCTTCTGAGGCCCAGTCGATGTCGATCTCAACGAATTTCTGTGCGCCACGAGCTGGAAAGAGCTTGAAGTCAGCCTCTTGCTCAATTTCCTTGACCCAGGGACGGAGCGTGTCGCGGCTAAACTCTAAACCTTGATGCTCGATGTTGTTATTCGTGCTGCGCAGGAGGTGCGCTACTTTGTGAGGGGGAACACGGAACCAGCGGCAGACTTCCTCGACGATCTGGTATTTAGCGTCGACAAGTTGAGCTTTATCCGCGTTTGTATCTAAGCGGTTAACAGTCCATTCCCCACCTTCCAAAATGCCTGGGGTGAACGCTTTTTTTGACCCGATGTGTTTTTCAGAAAGACGCTTTCTTATCAGATCATGCTTAGCCTCCGTCAGCGTTCCTTTGTACGTGAAGATCGTCCCTAATTCTGCATTATTCGAGAAGTACGAGGATGCGAACTGATCTATGGCTATCATCCGACTAATCGTCTTTATAGCCTTGTTGATCATGTCATCACCAACCGCACCAACTACGCTTGGGCCGCGCACGTGATACACATCAGTAGGATCGAGGTCTACCGTGCCTCCCACGCTATTCTGGCTGACGCGATAAACTAGTTTCCCTTCTTCATTGCGAATTGGTGTGACTCGATCGGGCGAGATAGGCCACAGCGCAACGACGCGCCGAGACATATCGCGCTCAATCTCGGCATATCCGTTACCGTAGCCGACAGCGGCAATGGCAAGAGCGCGCTTACCGGCCTGCGCCGTCATCTCCGGATTGAACCGGGTATTCAGGATATATTGCAGGTTATCGCTCGGTATTGCCTGTTTGTTGTCGCCTCCCCGTACGCCGGAATACACGTTCCAGTCTGATGAAGCCAGGCTTGACGCAACAACATCAATACACGCCCAGACTGCGGCAGACATAAAAGCGGCTTCGTGTGTTACATAGATCTCGCTTTCATCGTCACCGCGAAGAAAAAATACGCTATTCCTGGAACTCTGAAAACCAACGGGAAATGCCGCATTCCATGCATTTTTTATGCGACCGATCAGACTCATACCCATCTGAAATCCGGTTCCGGTTCTATCGCTTCCATCGACGACGCAACGCCTACCGCCATAGCCAGAGCAACCATTCCGTCAATCCTTCCTGTAGCCTTGGCTTTCGTAAATTTGCGATTCTCTGCCGGGTCTTTAACTACCGTGGCGTTTGCTGCGCACATCGTTAAAACAGGATGCATGCCGTGTTCCAGCTTGTTTGCCAGAAGAAGCGATTCAAGTTCCCGGATCGCCGGGGACATGCTGGCAAAGCCCTGCCCGAACTCAACGAAACGCTCTAATTCTTCTTCCGTAAAGCCAACCCGCTCAAGCCACGGTTTGAGAAACCGCATGTTGTAGCGGTCGAAGGCTATCGCTCGTACGTTGCACCGATCGAATACGCGTCTCAGGTATGCAGCAACAAACTCGTACTCAATAGAGCGTCCCGGAGTGGTCTCTAAATACCCCTGCTCTGCCCATACATCGTATGCAACCCGGTCTGTTTTTGCTTTCTGCTCCAAGCCTTCCTGCGGCAGCCAGAAAGTGGACTTTACGTGCCATTTCTCGCTCTGCCTGGTGATCAACTCCAGAGAAGTGAGGTCAGATACACTCGACAGATCAAGTCCGCCGTAGACCTCCAGTCCTTCAAAATCGGTTATCGGGTTCCCTGTGTTATCTATCCAGAGTTGCCGAGAAACGAATGGATCACGCGCTTCCACGCGCTGGTTTAATACAAGATTCCTGTACGCCGCTTCACGCGAAGGCATGCGCCGCGCCTCTTCGGCTTGGCGCAGAACCTCCTGCTGGTTCATGAAGATGTCGTAATGCGGATTGCCCGCACGTATCGCATCTTCGCCAAATGGATCCGTATCCATCGGCGCGGAATGTATCCTCACCTTCACGCGAGGATCGGCGCCCGATAGCGCATCGTCTATCAGCAAACTGAGCAGATCGGCATCAGTAGGTGCCTGCGTGCTGATGATGACGCTAAGCGGCTCTTCCTGTGCCGCTGCGGCAGTCTCCAGCGCCTCGTACAACTCCGAACGGTTTCCCTTAACCTGCCCCAGTTCGTCATGAACGACAAATGCCGGGCTCAGGCCGTATGCAGTGGATGCATCGGCAGACAACGCCCGGTAGAGAGTTCCCAGTTCTGGACAGAAGAGCTGTTTTGCGGTATCCCGAATAACGACGTACTGCGCCAGATCGGGCGACATCCGGACGATCTTGGCCGCCAAGGCGAAAAGTATCGCCGCTTGTTCCCGGCTTTGCGCCGCGCTGTAAAGCTGAGAATTACGCTTCGATTCTGGGCCGCACAGATGGAGGAGCAATAAAAAAGCGGAAAAAGCTGTTTTCGCATTTTTCCGCCCCATGCTCAGGATAAATGTTCGCGTTGGCGAATCATAAATATCCCGGACCCACTCTCTCTGATGCTCGGTGAGATGTACCGGCTTACCTACTAACTTCCCTTCTGGTATGCGACACAGCTTCTCGATCCAGGCAATATTTCGATCTGATCTTAATCCCATGGCCTAGATTTGCCTGCCTTTTCCGTGGCAGTGGCAGCCGATCCAGTTGTGTATCTAGCCTGTTGAGTTAGGCGCATCTTTGTGGCAAAGGACTGCACCAGGCGAGCTTGACGTTCAAGCATGGCATAGAGCTTGTCCTCGTCCTTCAGATCATCCATGCCGCCCTGCGCCTCGACAGCATCCACACGAGCGGAAAGAATTTCATATGACGCTATCGCCTTGACGTAACCCAGGAGCAGAGATTGCGCGTCGCGTGTGAACCAGTCAGCAGGCTTGGATGCGACGATCTCAAGCCATAACTCTCTTTGCCTGTCGGTTATGTTTGCCGGCGGCTCTAGACGGGAATCCCTTGGCTTGACCGCGACCACCGATAAACTGGCAGCGGATTTTTTAGCCATTTCTTACCTTTTTTGTTACGGTTTATGAAAGCGAAGGGGACGGCGCGCTCTAGAGCCTCAGGAGACAGAGATTTGCACCCCCCCTCTCTTTCGTTGTTCACGCAGCTTCTTTCAGGTCTTTTGAAGCCAGGTATTCTTTGCGCTGATTGCTGAATCCTGTTTTATTTACAGTCTCTAATCCGCGTCCACGGCGATAGCCGTTCATCTTGTGGGGCTTGCACATCAGGCAACCTGCTCTAGAGTTCTTTGGTTTGCCTCGTTTGTGATTCATGCTTTATCCCACTCAATACTCTTGGAGACAGCAGCGGCCACAACATCAGTCACCCACACAGAGATGATCTTGTTTCTTTCTCTGTAATACTGTCCCGGGCTTATGCGTCCCTGGCGCCACAGGTCAGCGAGATGCCCGCACTTGTAAACAGCGCGCCTCATGCGCCTACGCTCTCTCGTGGTCATTCTCTATTCCAATGATGATTAGGATCAACCGGCCTGCCTGATGCGTCACACCCAATCACGCGCCCGGACTTCTCCAGTCTCTGCTTGTGCGAGTCGTGGCATGGCTTGCACATGGCTTGCCAGTTATCCTTGTTCCAGAACTTCTCTAAATCGCCTTTGTGAGGAATGATGTGATCGACTATCGTTGCGATAGTGCGCTTACCCTGCTTTGCGCATTGCGCGCAGAATGGATTACGTCCGAGGAATACTTTGCGCTCTTGCTGCCATCTGTAGTTATAGAGAGATGGCAAAGCTACTGGAATAAAGAGTTATTACGAGTGATGCTGTGTAGGTAACAGCAACAAGAAGGGAGAATAGTTTGATTTTCACGGGCACAAAAAAAGCCCGCTCGATGGCAGGCTTTCTGTTGACGGATTTCTAAACATCTGACAAGCTCAAGTGTAAACCTACAAAACCTGCCTGTCAAGCGTACTCGTACGCATTGCGGCTTCACGGTAAATCGCCACTTTCTCTGCTTGCTTTGCTAACTCGCTCCTTAGCAACTCGTGCCCATGCATCACTCGCACCTCAAACGTGCGCCAATCGATCATAAGTCTACGACCAAACCAGGCGAGCGGCCTATCCTCATACTGCCAGAACAATGAAACAGCCTGTCTATATCTGAGCGGAAGCTGGAGCAGAGCGTTATTCACGTCCTCCGCTTCCCCCATCAATACCGGCTGTCTCTGCCCATCTCCGTACGTATCCCGCGGGGCAGGATCATAACAGGAGCTGATGAGATAATTGCTCGAAACAACCCCAGCCGTGGTGAGCGCCCAATTGCGCATTTGTCGAATGAAATTCTCTGATACTGCATTGTATATCTTAGCGCTCAACGATCTTCTCCTTAACCTTGCGACAAATCACGCTCGATCCGCTCATGGCTATAACAAGCAACCTTTTTTCATCCAACATGAACTGTAGAAACTCTGGAACATGGCTTGGAGCCATAGGCGAGAGCTGGTTCCCTCTGAACGACCCATTCTCATTGATCCTTAAAAACACAAAATCAGACGTTTCGGTGCATACCGAGAAATATTCGCAACCCTCAACCAACGCTCGACCCTCCATTCTTCTTAACCTGCCTCACCAGCGCCCTGATACGCCTCCTCCGATGCAACACATGCAAATCAGCCTTACGCTTCTCGGCTTTCTCTGTCTTGGCTGAGTAAGCGATAAGGCCGTCTGCTATCTCTTCTGGGTTTCTGTACATCCAAGCGGGAAGCGCGGCACTCTTCACTTCTCCACCTTTATGTCTACCTTCGCCAAAAATTCTTTGCGCTGATTGCTGAAACCAGTTTTGTTCACAGCCTCCAACCCTCGTCCCCGGTGATAGCCATTCATCTTGTGCGCCGCTGCAGCCCATGCACGCCTGTAGCACCTCTGTGATGCTCGACGCACAATGGCGCTACGGCACAGTCATCAGCAGGAACGGATACGTGATGCACCTCGACTGGCCGAGTCTCGATGCCCATCTTGTAAAAGCACACGATGCAGGGGAGTTGGGCTACGCGATCCATGTGGTTTTCAGTTGCTTTGGTCATGTATCTCCTCAGCAAATGATTTCAACGGGGTTAATTGGAGCAATACCAGTTGATGATCTATCGAGAAAAGGATTGATATTTGGCTGAACGTTCGGCCACAAATTCTTTTTCAAATCATCTTGAGCCCGCTTAAGCTCAGACGGACCAGGAGCCGGCAAACGAACCGGTGTTTCTTTCTTAAACACCAACTTCAAGTGATCAGCGATGATCTTCCACTCTTCCGCGCTCGGCGGATTGTTGGGTTGCATCTCTGCCCTACCCTGCAACCAATAACAAAATTGTTCTGGTGTCATTACGCATACCTCCTCATCATTTCCTCGTTTTCATCCATTCCATGTACGGAGCGCGAATCCTCTCCTGGAATTTCACCGCCGCTGCTTCGTTATGATCAAGTTCTGACCTTGAGGCAACTCCGCATGTGACTCTTATCCAGTCTGCCGCCTCTTCTTCATCAACAGGAACGCCATCGTTGTAAGCCATGTATAGCCATTCCTGAAAATCCTCATCCTTGCACCAGATGCCGGCCAGTCTGCACAACGGGCCTCCTTTCGGCTTTTCCTCTTCCTGCCGCTCAAAATCTGATACGAGCGGAGCAATGGCTACCGGCATATCGATATTTGGAAACATCTGGTGAAACTGAGTTTTGAAACGTGGATCGATGTCGATCTGGACTCTGATAGTCCCATCGACAAGCTCTTTTAATGCCCTACGTGTTCCTGATATTGCGCTCACGCCTCCAACTCCTTCACGACTCGTGCCACGTCATCCAGCGACTCGACTATGAAATACAGCCCTTTCCAGCTATGCATGAAGTCCATTTCTCCTTCGGTTAACTGACGCTTGCTTTTGGGTAGAGAGCCGTCTTTTATCTCGATAGCGGCAGTCTTCTTATTCTTGGAAACAAATAAATCACACAGCTTTTTGAGCTGTGACACTATGGCTACAGAGCAGCCCATCTTGCGGAACGCGTCTACTATCTCGGGTTGGTTTGCGTCTACGCGCGCGGCTCGGCGGAATGTCATTTCAGCTTAATTTCCTGGCATTCGAATCTTGCTGCGCCAATAACGAACACTCCGTTCTTCCTGCACTCTTCAGCAATCAAGAATCTTTCAATTTTTGAGTTCAGCGAAAAGAGGCCGTACATGACCGAAAAAGCGAAGAAACCAACAGCGCAGGATTTAAAATCAAACACTCTCAACCTCCTTCTCTACCATTACCTCAGCCCTCTCCTTCGCCTCCTCCGGCGTTCTAAAAATCCCGACCATCCTCTCCCCTTCCCATAGCGTGTATCGCGGCTCGCCATTCACCAGAGCCTTGCTGATGGTGTAGGGCTCGCAGGCTATGGCGTAGGGGCTCAGTTTTCGCCAATTCATGCAGCCTCCAATTCCCGCTTGGCGCATCTCTTGGCCAGCTCGCAGAGCCAGATCGCGAAGTCGCGCGGCGTATGCTCACGCTCTGCCTTGCTGATATGAGGTCTGCTGCCTACGCGCTTTCTGCTCTGAACAACATGAGTTGGCTCATCGATTCTGTATGGCATCTCAGGAATGTTTGCCGGGTTGCAGCCAACGATATAAAGCAGTGTCGATTTCTCTGCTCTATGCCCCCACCAATGCTGGTAAACCGGAAGAGTCCATCCACCAAATTCATCTCTCTCACCTGGCAACGGCAATCCGGCTGCAGGCCATAACGTTGAGGCCGCGGGATGCTCGAGTACGCCACCAAATCTGCGTACTTGCTTCACTGCCCACAAGGCCAGCTCTTTCTCATCTGATCTTGGCTTGGCGAAATGCCTTAACCTTCCCCATGCTCTACAGGGAGGATGCGCCACTACCGAGCAGCCTCCGGGCCATTTGCGCGCATCACGCTCTATGTCCCAGACGTCGCAGCCCGGAAGGGATTTGTAGACGCTATCGCCGCGGGCAAAAAGAACCGCTACTTTCACTCGTCACACCCATCATCAAACGCCCTGCGCCCGGCCACATCGAGCAGCTTTTTCCACTCACGCTCCAGCAATGCATACTCGCCAGTCACGGCAGACTCAATATTGCTGGTTGCTACGTCAATTGCTTCTGCAGCCTCTTCTGCTGTCCACCCCGCAATCTCAATCACCTTCGCTACGTTCTCTGGGGTTTGCTGCATGTCGGGATGGAACATGGAGGTGGAAACGGTGGTGTAGCCCATCTCAAGCTTCCTCTTCCTCTTGCGGAATCGCTTTTACGGCCAGCATGCTTTTGAGGACGGAGATATGCTTCAGCCCTTTTGCAGCATCCAACGGCTGTTGCTCTTCCAGTTGCGCCTGTTTGTGTTCCAGCAGGAAGGGATGATTGACGTTTCCGGTCAGTTGCAGCACTTGAGCTTTGTTGTCTGGAGAAAGCAATCCAAGCGAGTGCTCAAGGCTCAGTTTCCCTGTGCGCACCGCTTCCGCTATCGGCTCTGCCCTACCCTCCTTGTCATGCCCGAGAGAAACAAACCATTTCGGCTTGATTCGCTTTTCTCTGGCATCAGCAACGATTCGGGTATAGGCATCCTTGAATGCCATCCTGGCGCCGATCTTTTCTCCGTCTGCAAGCAGAGGCCTTGCTGACTGCATCGCCTCACCCATCTGTTCCGTCATTACTACCGTGTCGCCTTCAGGACGGCTCATGATTGCCCATGCTTCATCGGGTCCTGGCATTCCGTCCGCAGCTTGAACACGCTCAACAATGGCCGCCAATGTGAGACGACCAGATATTTCCTGCCTGCACCGCTTGAGCGCCGCCAGAACAGAGTCAAATGGATAGTCTGCCAAGTCATCCGTCATGAGCATGATGGATGCAGGTTTTAGTTCCGTCCCCATGACTTCAGCAGTTGCGGTAAGCGCATTAATCAGGGCTTCCATTTCAGACTGATGCATGTCCGTTCCTCCTCCTGAGCATTGCGATTGCCTCTTGCGCCGCGTTCGCATTGGTGGCCGTGCCGTCCAGTTGCGCGGCTCTGGTTGAAGTCATTGCCTGGCCTGTTGCCCATTGCGTGCGAAGCCCTTCCGCGTCTTTCAGCAAAAGGAAAACAGGGTGGGTTTTTTGAACGTAAAACTTGTCGTTATGGGAAACGAAGAAGGCTGCTACGTAGGGCGCTTCGTTGTAAGGCAGCTTCTGAACAAAGCTCTTGATCGAGGTATTCACCGCAGCGTTGCGGACCGGCTCTACTCCATACCGATTGAAGTAAGCATCGGAGTAGCTTTTCCATGTTGCTCTGCAGACCGCTTGTAATTCTGTGTCAGCAGAAGGAACTTTCTCGCCGGCGGATGCCGGCAGAGATACTGGATTACTCTCTGTATTACTCAATGTATTATTAGAATCTGTATTACTCTCTTTCGCCTTTTCCGAAGAGGGGTCATCGCCTTTTCCGAAGGGGGTCACCGTGTTTTCCGAAGAGGGTCTACGCCTTTTCCGAAGAGGGGTATGCGTATTTTCCGAAGAGGTAGTCGCCTTTTCCGAAGGGGTCACACCTCCGGCTAACAAACGTCCGGTTTCCGTCATCCAGATTTGACGGCCTACAATCTGCTTTCCCTCCCGTATCAGATCCACGCGCACCAAATCCTTGGCAGCAAGGCCGCTGATGAGTTCTGATACTCTCGATTTTGATAGGCCGAAGAACTCGGAAAAATGATCGTTACTTGCGTAACAGCCCCTATCTGAAGATTCAAGGCTGTTGATTTCCACGAGCATCACCTTTTCGGTGATTGATAAACTTCTATCCAGCCAGATAGCTGCCGGTATCCAAACCCCTTGGAAGTTTCTTTTTGTGTCTGTACTCACGCGCAAACCTCCTCTTGCTCGAAAGCGAACAGATCAGGCATAGCCATTTGGCGAGCCATCGCTTCGCAGTAAGCCGCGCCGTCAAGGAAATAGCGCGAGTTCAGTTCAATCCCGATCGCTTTTCTTTTCAACTTGATTGCACGGTACGGGACCGTCATCAGGCCGCCGAAAGGATCCATTACTGTTTCTCCGGGCATGGAAAGCTGCTCTATTGCCCGGTCAACAATGTCGAATTGAAGTGGACAGAGATGCCCCTCTTTCCCGGCCGCGGACTGAGCCCCGTTCAAGGTCAGCATCCTGGTAATGTCCGTCCATACATCGGGATGCCATGATTGAGGCTGTAGAAGCATAAAATCGGATGGAAGCGTGCCTTTTGCTTCCATTGCCTCTCCGATCTTTACGTGATGCTCAAAGTCGTAGACGTTATGCAGGGAGTAGTCGCGGAACATCTTGAAGATTCGCTCATGAGGCAGCCCTTCAAGCTCTTCCGGAGTCAGCAACCGATTGCCAGATGAGCGGGTGAAGCCGTGGGCGTCAATCTGCCACCGCGCACGGCTGTATCCTGTTCCTGGCACAATGGGGCGCCTGTCTCTCGGCTCGAACGGCACACGAGTCCCATCTTCCGCGACGACGAGAGGCTTGCTCTTCTTAACTTTCTCATCTGCGTAACTGTCACTGGTATCAGTGGGAGGTTTGCGGAAAAGGAGCAGGTATTCAGGAACACCGCACCCCATCTTGGTCGCGTCCTTGCACTGCTCAGTCCAGCCAAGGCGGTATGTCTGGTTGTTCTCCCGCACAACATCGGTAACGATGGTTTTCATTCCCATGTGGCCGAATCCGTGCTTCTCAAAGCAATCAGCGGTTTTGGAATGGAAGCGGTACAAGGTCTGGAAACCGAGGCCTGTGAGTCCGCCAGGCACAATCCGGTCTTTGACGTGGATTGCAGCTATGCGTCCAGGCTTAAGCACCCGGAATAGCTCCGGCACCAGATAATCCATCTGCCGGAAGAAGTGATCGTTGTTATCGGAATGCCCAAAATCGGCATAATTCGGGCTGTATTCGTATTGAGTTGAAAACGGTATCGAGGTGACAATCAGATCGACGCTGTTTTCTTTCATGTTGCGCGTCTCGATCACGCAATCGTTGTTGATGAGGGTGTAGCCGTCACCCTTCACCTCCACTCTCTCAACACCCAATGTTCGAGTCAGAGACTCGGCCATGGCTGCATTTGAGAGTCCGTACTTCCGGATAATCTCTCCCATGATTCGCACCTGTTCGTTATGTTGTTTCCACTTGCGTTCGAGCTGCCGGCGAACCTCGCGCTCTGCTTCTGTGTAGATCAGGTCTATGCGTACTCGATGCTTCTGCAAAAAGCGCTGTAGCCTGTGTATGCTTTGGATCAGGTCATTGAACTTGAACCCGATACCAAGGTAGATTGCCCAGTGGCAATGACGCTGCAGATTGCAGCCGCTGCCGAGCATTGAAGGTTTTCCGGCCAGTTCCGGCAGGAAACCGTTTGAGAAATTGAATACGGCTTGCTCTCGGGAATCGAGGTCTTGCGAACCGTAAACAGAGACAATGCCGGGGATAGATTTTTCGATCGCGTGACGCTCTGCCTCGAGGTCGTGCCAGATGATTCGATGAGCAAGAGGATCTTCTTTGCGCAGATCAAGCATTTTCGTGATGCGCGCATTCAGACTCTCCCGCTTTTCCCTCGAGGCCTCGACCACGCCTATGGCGGCTTCCTTGAACATTCGGCCTTGGCCATCCATATCCACGCCAGCATTGGTGTGATCAGAAGGAATCACATGCCAGCGGATGTCCAATTCAGGAAGAACGTATCCTTCATCAGAGAAGCCAAGATCGCTTGGTCTGTTGACGAATAACCCCCAGGATGCAACCCACATCCAGAATTCCTGTTCCTTGTGGGGATGAATAGTGAGCTGATCGGCTTTCTCGCTGTTTCGCTTGAAATAGCGAGTCTTCGCCTGCGATACGTCCATAATCCCCAGGAATGCGGAGTACGCCAGCAGCTCTATGTAATCGTTTGGGCTAGGCGTGGCAGTGGCAACGTAGCGATACTTCACGCCGTCTGAACGAATGCGATCGTTCATGGTTTTGTAGTCACCAGCGAACAATCCCATGAACTCTCTGAATGTCTTGGTGCCACCAAACCCGCGCAGACAAGAGGCCTCGTCCAGGCTGGCTACAGAGAAGAGGCGGGGTTCGAGCTTTCCGTCCCGAACCGTTTCGTAGTTGGTGAGATAGATGCCGGCAGGATCAGCGGCTTCCTCGATTCGGCGAATGAAGCTGAGTTGAGGAATCCGGGAAGGATTGCCCGCTTGCCATTGCTTTAGCTCCGCACGCTGCGCATCGGTAATATCGGGATGATCGCCAGTGGCCAATACATGGGCGTCATTGATGAATTCCTGGCGGACATTTAGGGGCAAAGTAATAAGTCCCATACCCCCGGCTTTCTCCTGGGTGATTCGCACCACCTCGATCTGGATCATGCTTTTGCCAAGGCCGAAGGCTGCAAAACAAGCGCGCCGGCCACCACGAACCATCCATTTCACAATGGCTTTCTGGTGCGGCTTAAGGAGAGGGTTTATCTCGCTATCGTCTATCTCGAATCCGGATGATTCGGCGAGCTGCACTTTCTGCCGGAGAAAACCCAGGTAATCCTCGTTATCCGGCAAATCCCGCATGTTCACTGCAGCTTCTCCACGGGCTTCAAAGGGTGAATATTCACCCCGGTTACCGAGCATTTACGCGTCCCTTCCAACCTCTCCAGCCTCTTTGCCGCTACAAGCCCATTCACTCGGGCAGATACGGTGCTGAGCTCGATGTCGCCGTAATTCCGTCTGTGTATGCTCTGTATTTCCTTCAAGCTGATATTTCCGCCTAGCCATCCGTGATAGCGTTCAACGATCTCGCAGATGCGGTCTGATTGAGTCTTGAGTGTCTTGACCGGGAGGCCGTGATAAGCGGCAATGGAAGTGTCTTGCATAGCGGTCTTCATCTCACCATCCCCTCTATCCGGCTGACCAGTTCAGCGATTGCCGCCATGTGTTCGTGTGCCTTATTGCGAATCACGGCCATTTCCTTTTCGCACACACCGCCATCTGCCAGCGCGCGCTGCATTTCGCTGAGGAATCCGGACTCAGCCGTGTTCATCTGAATTACGAGATCGAGGATTTCCGTGTCTGAAGCCCCTTCATGCCGAACAACGGGGATGCAGATCATGCCTCTCTGTGCCGCGAGGTACTTGGCAATCTCATCGGTATTGGTGAATGTCTGGATTTGCTCCAACTCCTCAGCGGTCGTGTGATGCGTGCCGAGATTGGGATTGATCTTGCTTTGTAGCGTATTGGGGTTTTTCCCCATACGTGCCGCGAGTGCTGCGACACCTCCCGGATATGCGTGTACTGCCCTGTAAAGTACGTCTTTGATGCTCATCTGACGAAACCCTCTTTAAATCGTCGTTTTTTTCTTTTGTTGTCTGACTGAAAATGCAACTGTCAAAAAAAGAACTAAAAAATGATCTTTAACAACCTTTGTTACCTAAAAGACCCCTCCCCGAAGGGAGGGACAAAACCGGCCGAAAGGAGTAAAGCGCCGGGGATGGAAGTTAAGCGACCGATCTTGGCTTTGGTTTGGGGCGCAGTTCCGGCCAAATCAAATGCCAATCATTGGGACGGAGGTCTTTTCTGGTTACTTTTCCGCTCGTGGCCTCTTCAATCAAAACGCACCTTTCGGGCGAAACAGAAGCTCCTCCGGAGGAAAGTTGAGATAAATATGACAGGGAGACATCTAGGCGCTCTGCCAAGTAGGTCGCATTGCCGCGTTTATGCTTGACGTAGTCTTTAAGTTTCATGGAAGGGAATTTAGCAAATACTTAACTAATAGTCAAGTGTTTACTTGTTAATTTTTTACTAAACTTCACGGATGGACGAAAGAAATAAAAACGAGGAGATCCGGCGCGAAAAACTAAAGCGGCTGATAGAGGATCAAGGCGGGCACGCGAAGTTTGTAGAAAAACATAACCTCACCCAAAGCCAAGCCAGCTATCTCTCACAAATAGCGAACGGTTATTCGTTTGGAGAAAAATCGGCAGAGAAGTGGCGTATTCGGCTCAAACTGCCGATAGGATTTTTTGATGTTGCCGCACTAACTTCGAAAGAACCTGAGCAGGAAGGGCCGCTTACAGACGAACAAAAGAGAATGATTCATCTCATGGGGCGCATGAATCAGGGATCGAGAGACGCTCTACTAAAAATCGCTTCCTTGCTTCCAGCAGACGAGAAGATGGTAGGAGGGAGACGCATCGGCGGAGAGCGCCGCCAGCGTGAAAACACGATAAAACAAGAGCGACGTCATAATCTGCTAACCAAAACAACAGGAGGAGAATAAGATGGATCGTCCCTTTTCGCTTGCACCTGATTCAATCTCACATGACACAATCGAGGCTTTGAGGGCCCTCTTGAAAGATGCGGAGAAAGGTGAGGTTATCGGTCTGGCGTTTGCCGTGATGTATAAAGGTCGTGATTACATCGTAAATACGGCCGGCGAGGCCCACCGGAGCCCGACCTTCGCACGTGGTATGGTGCAAGCCTTGGATGATCACTTAATGCATATGGTGCACGAATAAGGAACAACTCGATTTATCAACGCTCCAATAAAATAACTATAATGAACTCTGATGGATGGAAATCTCATGTGCCCCCACGGCGCATACCGCCCCCGGCGCCACCAAAGCCAGCGCCACCGCCCCACAAGTGAGAGATAGATGGAAAAGACACGAGATGAACTGCTAGGTGAAATTCGATACGCGATCCGGCTCGCGGAACGAACGGCTCGCCTGTATCGCAGAGTTCAGACATTTAGTTCATTCTGCGCCATTATGGGAGGTAGCGCGGCCTTGGCGGGGGTATCCGACATATTGCCTCAAGGTGCTTTGGCCTGGGGCTCCATGATTGCAGCATCCTTTGGCGCAATGCTGCTATCCGTTCGACCAGGTGATAAAGCTGCCCAGAATGAGGCCGATATAAAGCGATTCCAGCTTCTAATGTCTCGATCCAGTCATCTTCAAGATGAAGAACTTGCGGCTAGTCTGGAAGAAACGAGGGTCGGCGTTGCTCCCGAAATAGAACTTCTACGGAACGTTGCGTATAACGATGTGGTATCTGAACGGAATCGTGAAGATGCCGCCCTGCCTCTGACCTTGCCTCAAAAATTGCTTCGTGCTGTTGCCTGAAGCATTGGACCTCTCCTCTCTCACTCACGTTGTCGGCCAGCTAAACCAAATCCAAAGATACACGGAAGATTTGCACGAGGTAGAAAACCGCAGGGCTTTAAAGGCCAGAGCGGAGGAGATACGGGCTATTGCGTTTGCCTTGAGCGAACTTCTTATCAAGGGCTTTAATGAGGATGAGCGTCTAAGGAAGCGGATAACCGAGCTTGAGAAAGAGCTGGAGAAAAAAGAAATCCCTCCATGTTAAGATTTGATTTCCACATCAACCATAACAAGAGGGATTCATGGAAACGCTGCAAGACGCAACCGTAAAAATATGTGAACTCAAGGGCGAGAATCTTGCTCTCTGCTCCTTGTTGGCCTGCCTGGTAAAAGCTTTGCCATCACACGTTCAACAATCTTTGCCAAGTGCATTCGAGAAAGAACTAGAAACCGCACGAGTGGTGTGTATGAACTCAGTTGTTTCAGAACATGTTTCCGTTGGTCTGGAGCGCATGGCAGACGCGATTCATTCTTTGTTGACCAGCCAGACCCGATAGCGGCCCTGTAAAAGTCACTTCTTTCCATTCAACCTCCTCCAAAACAAACCCGCCCCGAGCGGGTTTTTTGTTGTTCATAACGTGTAAAATTAACTCATGCTCAGCAGGATAAAAAAGTGGTATGAAGGGAAATATTTTCCTTATGAAAACCCACCCGATGCGGGAGTTTTTATTATTGGAGGGTTTTATCATCGTCACTGGACCGCACGAGTCGCGCGTATGCTGGTCGAGTTCTACCTTGAGCATTGGAAGTGGCTATGGACGATTGCCGCTGGCACAACCGTTGGTTTGCTCAATCTTATTTTCTGCAAGTTTTCTTAATTCTGTCGGCGTCAATAAATCCTCCTGGATTGCCATCCCCAGATAGACGCCAATCACAAAAGCAACAATCCCCCACTGAATCGGTTGTCCGCAGTAATACTGCCGGAAGCAATATGCCAGCAGAGCTATGCCGATTAACGTACCAATCAGCATTGCAATAAATTCCCTCTTTTTATAATCCGCTCCACCAAATCGGGAAGTGGCCTGTGGTATTGGGTTAACTTTTTTCTCGTTCAAATCAGCATCCCTCTTTGTGGCATTCGTTTCTCAGCAGCGTTAGGAGTATTGTAGCAAAATAATTTAGTATATGCTTGACTTATGCTTAAGCGTTTGCTAAAGTTCTCCCATACGCAACACGAACAAATGAAAGGTCGGCAGTAAATCGTAAGCGTGTGCCGATAACGAATTCTGCGGTTGGCCGGGGAGAGTACCTCCTTAATAGATGTGGCGCGGTTAGCCTCGCGCATGGTTGCCCAGGATCGTTTCACTGATCTTCCCGCGCTGTTGCTGTGGATCAGTGAGGCGCAAAACCGGCCCGGCTGTAATAGACATTCCGGCAAATATTGGGAATCGGCAATTTAATAAGGAGAAGGAAATGGAGATATACGGACTGATTATCGGGCTTGTGATCGTTGTGCCGCTGTTTGCTCGGGTGTGGATGGCTGATGAGCCTGACACAGAGGAGCAAGCCAAGACGCTATTGGGGGCGCTGGACTGATGAGCATTGTTGCAGCAGTGAAAGAAGCGATTGATGCAGGGCTCGGAGACTTCTGGATGCTGAACCTTCCAGAAGAAATGAAGAATGCGTATTACGCCGGATTTAAAGAGCGCAGCAGGGAAGACAAGGACGAGCACAGAGATTTCATTGTTATGAAAGCAGCGGCCCGGACTTTGAAAGAAAAAGGAGTAAGAGGTCTCTGCTTTTATTAACCATTTCCGCCTAGAGATAGGCGGCTTCGTAAAAGGCTTTTTGCGGCTTCGCGCTTAGGTAACGTCCGGTTTGCCAAGCGAAGCTATCGGAACCAGAGAGCCTTTTACGAAGAGCGCTGCGGCGTGGTGAGAACACGCACTGTATCAGACCTTTTCAAAGCCGGGTCGGTGTCGTGGAAAACACTTGTGGGATACAGGCTATGTGCCAGCAATCTGGTTCAAATCCAGACAGTGCTCGCCGATTTATGAGCGTGATCATGCCAGCTAGCAAGTGGGGGATGGGCGCCCATCACGCTCACCAGTTAATTACAGGAGTGGAAGATGACGGATGACGTAATTGATTACCTGCGAGGGGTGTATGAATTTCTCAAGAGCACTTGTCCTAATGGTTTCGCCGAGGAAGCTTTCCCCTTACCTCCATCTCCTACGAGAGCGCAGGAGCTATTACTACACGCTATCGAAAGTGACGCACATTGAAAGCGCTCAACGATTGCACGACAAAATCAGGCGCATAGATAGGCAGATGAATGATTTAGTGCGATAGGCGCAGGAGTGAAACATGGGATCGATAGACACGCCCCGTCGCTGGGAAGGATGGGTTGCAAAGGAGCTAACCGTGAAGCACCCACGCCGTCAGCTTATGACTGATAAGGAGCGTCTTGATTGGCTTCAGGAATACGGCAAGTACCGATACAAGGACTGTGATAAGGCGCATGTAGTCATTGACTGCATGGGACAGAAAACACAGTCACGGAGAAGCCTTCGGGATGCGATAGACCTTGCCGCAGCCAAGTTCTACGCGGCGAATGAATGAAGAAGGAGAAGTGTGAATGAACAAACATCCAGTAGCAGACGGATTTCAGAAAAAGAACGTGGTGATGAAGAAAGGAATTCCTGTTTTTGAAGGATATGCAGCGACAGGAAGGATTGGCGACGTTCAATTCTCGATTGTGTGCCCAAATAGGCAATCGTGTGACGAGATTTGGGGGCTCCTTGAAATGAATGAAGGGCTGGATCATAACAATGTTCCAAAAGTTGTTCTCTGTCGCGCATCCGACATTGAGATGGATGTGACAGCCGTCGCGTTAAGGGAGACGGGTAAGTGAGTAACGAATTCAACCTGGAACGAGCGAAGGCCGGAGAGCCGGTGGAGTTTAGGACGGCAAACGGGTATGTAAAAGTGCAGTTCGTTGGTATGCATGGCCCAGACGCAGTCATCTATTGGCAGTACGGATACACGCCAGTTGATCCTCAAGAACTTCGCATAGCCCCCAAGAAGGTGAATGTGCGGTATCGAGTGGCGGTAATGAAAAATAACCAGGGCGATTTCTACACCATCGTCGCAAATCATGACGACGAGGCCGAATTAATAAAGGGATGGACGAATTTCAAGCGGTGGCTAAGTGACTGGCAAGAAGTCGAAGTAACCGAATAACCCTCCCCCGTCCCGTCTCGGGTAATAGCCGGGAAATATTTAAGGTCAGCAATGGATGATTCAGGGATTCAATACTGGCAGCAATTAGGACAGCAAGAGCAAGAAACTTTCGAACTTAAGGAGCAAGAACATGAGCGTAGCAACATTCATTCTCGGGGAGTCCGGTACTGGCAAGAGCGCAAGCCTTCGCAATTTCGATCCGTCAGAGACACTGCTTATCCAGATCAAACCAAAGCCTCTTCCTTTTAAGGCGTCCGGCTGGAAACGGCATTCGAAAGACGCGCCTGGAAACATCGTAGTTGGCGCCACCTCAGATCTGGTTGTTGCGTATCTCCAAAAGACTCAGCGCGACATCATCATTATTGATGACTTCCAGTATCTGATGGCTGGTGAATTCTTCGACCGGGCATATGAGAAGGGGTACGACAAGTTCACCGAGATAGCGCGTCACGCTTATGACGTGCTGGCGACCGCCACCACCCTGCCCGATCACAAGCGCGTCTACATGCTGTGTCATACCGACACAGACATGAACGGCAAGATTAAGGCAAAGACCATAGGTCGGATGCTGGATGAAAAGCTGACTGTTGAAGGCCTGGTATCCATCGTCTTGCGCACCGCAGTGATCAACGGGCAATACCTCTTTACCACCAAGAACAGCGGCAACGACACAACCAAATCCCCCATGGGAATGTTTGACGATGAGCATATCGAGAATGACCTGAAGCTCGTCGATGAAGCAATTTGCGCTTATTACGATTTGACAACCATAGGAGCATGAGCATGAGAAGTTACGACCTGAATCCAGAAGCTGCCAAGCAAGCCGAGCAAAGCCGCATCACTGAAACCGGCAAATACTCTGGAACGTTTACCCGCGCCGAAGCAGTGGAAAGTGAAAAAGGAACCGAAGGGATTGAGTTCACCTTTAAAGCGGAAGACGGCAGCGAGGCCGGTTTTCTTACGCTGTGGACGTATAACACGGAAGGCAAGGAATTGTTCGGCTTCAAGGTATTGAATGCTCTCATGACCTGCATGCGCGTGAAGCAGATCAAGCCAGCCCAGGCGACGATTGAAAAATGGGTTGATGGCAACAAGCAGAAAGTCAACGCAACCATATTCCCGGATCTGATGAACAAGCCAATCGGTGTTCTGCTGCAGAAGGAATTCTACGAGAAGCGAGACGGCTCTACCGGTTCGAAATTGAATCTCACCGGATGCTACGAAACATCCACGCAGATGACGGCAAGCGAAATCCTTGGTAAGGCAACCAAGGCAGAAAGACTTACGGGGATGGTGGCAAACCTGCGCGACAAGGCCGCTCCAGCAGCCCCCGTTACTCGCGCCGCGGTTGCGGCGGGTAATGGATTTGACGACATGGACGACGATATTCCGTTCTGATCATGAGCCACTGGTACGAGCGAGACGGAACCCCGAGATACACCATCGTCGGGAAGAACGGAAAAGAGCGTGACACGACGCTCAAGGACGCGCGACAGCTTGCGCTGGTACCGAGCGTAACCACCGTTCTTGATGTACTCAACAAGTCAGCGTTGACGGAATGGAAAGTGAAGCAAGGCATCCTTGCCGCGCTGACACTACCACGCCTCTCCGGAGAGACGGATGAATCCTATCTCGCTCGTGTCCTGGATGACTCAAAGCAACAGGCCATCCAAGCCGCTGAAGAGGGAACAAGGATCCACGATGCAATTGAGGCAAGTTTTAAAGGACTGCCTGTAACTCTGGCATACATGGGGCACGTCAAGTCAGTCAGAGAAAAGCTTTACGAGGCATTTCCAAATGTTAACGACTGGATAGCAGAAACAGCTTTCGCGTCTCCTCTTGGATACGGCGGCAAGGTCGATTTGCATAGTCCATCGGCCGGAATTGTTGTTGATCACAAATCGAAAGACATGGCTCCGTGGGAAGAAAAGCGGCTTGCATATGATCAGGATTGGCAGCTTTCCGCTTATCACAGAGGGCTGAATTTAAGGCCAAACGTGTGCGCAAACATCTTTGTATCCCGCACACACCCCGGTTACGTGGAAATCCATGTCTGGACGCAAGAAGAAATTGCGCGGGCATGGAATGTATTCGAATGCGCCCTTGCTACCTGGAAATGTATCAAGGGATATGACTCAAGCTGGATAGAACAAAAGGAGATATGTGTTCCATGAGCAAAGAAGATAACGGCGGACCGGCGTTTCCCCCGGTTCACGACCCTAAGACTCACCCAAGTGGTATGACGCTCAGAGATTACTTCGCGGCAAAGGCTTTGCCAGCTTTGATAGCGCGGCAAGATGATTGCTCCCCGTTAGAGGTTGCGTATGACGCTACCTGTTCGCAGACACAATGCTGGAGGCTCGCAAGTAATGACCTACTACATGTCGGTATCACAAATCCTCATAACCGTCGTTGCAATATTCAGTCTCTTCTCCTGGATGCAAGAGCGTGACGAACGTGCGCAGGAGGTAAGCGAGCTGCATCAAACACTGGCCGCAGCGAAAGCCGAATGCAGCCCAATTATCGACCTATCTATGCCGATTGACTGGGAGTGGATCGAATCATGATGCCCGTTCATATCGTCCGGCCAATCGGTAAACACGAGCGCATCCCGGCCTACTCTACAGACGAGTTACTCCGTGGCGTGTGTCACCTGACAATTGTTCCTGACCTAGCCGCGTTGAGGGCTGCAAGCCTCAAAGGGTATCAAAACGAAGGCGGACAGAAAGGCGTCCAGACAAAACAAGCCAGAAGCCGCGCCAAGTTCGAACTGAACAAGCGGGATATTTACGCAATGCTGGCTGAGAAACGCTGCTTCGGATCGATTGCCCGGAATTTCTGTATCGGCACAAGGCAGTTAAGGAAATACCTGAAGGAGGAGGAAAGCAAGTGAATATACCAGATGGATGGAAATTAGTGCCGGAAGAACCGACGCCGCATATGTTGGTTCAAGGCGTTATGTCCGATGAAGGGGTGTCATACCCGGGCGGCGTTTACCGTGCAATGCTAGCAGCCGCCCCTACACCAGCGCAGGAGGATGAGCCGGTGGCGTATGTGCCTATTCACCCTGAAATCGGGCCTTTGTTTGGGGCGACTCAGCAGCATCGGAGTGCGTTACATGAAACTGCGAGAAGCTTGCCAGTGATGCCACTCTACACCCACCCAGCCAACGACAAACTAAGGAAGGCGGCGGAGGAGACAATCGCTTTTCTGTTGCAGAACGCATACCCGGAGGATTTGACTGTAATCAAAAACCTACGCGCCGCGCTGGAGGGGAAGTGAACCAACTCTCCACCCTGGCGCTGCTGATGGGCAAGCCTGCCAAGTTCTATGAGGGAAAATGTACTCCGTATGAAGCGGGCCTTCTAGGTGGCGCAATCAGCCGGGAGCGGAAGCTAAAGCGTCTCGAAGAGATACGCCCGAAGATGCTAGAAATGCTCAGGAACTACCGGACATACACAGACATGGCGCGAGAAATTGGCGTATCGAAAGTGACTATCCAAGTCTACATCAAGGGCGATCCTGAGTTTAAGCGCCTCGCATCACTCTATGTAAAGGTCGGGGGCTATCGTGGACGGAGAGCGAGATGACAGACCGCAAGCACAACCACTACTACCGGCTCTGCCCCTACCCTCACATCGACGTTTACCGAGTGTTGGAACTGTTCGAGGTAACTGATCCAGCGCTACAGCACATCATCAAGAAAGCGCTTTGTGCCGGACAACGCGGAGCCAAAGACTTCCGGAAAGACCTAGAGGAGATTGTCGATACCGGTAACCGTAGGATTGAGATGCTGGATGAGGATGTGGAGGCAGGGCAAGGATGAAATACCTCGCCTCCCCTCCCGGAGAATGGCTGCATCCGGAAGATCACCTGCCACCGAAGGGATCATCGATCCGCATGCTGACCGAATATGGCAGGGATATAACAGGCGTATGGGGTCCGGGCATGGCCGCATGGATGCCGCACCCCAAACTGAGCAAGGATATGAAGGAACGACTAAGGAATGAAGGGAGGTTGAGATGAAGATAAAACTTGCTGTAATCGTTTCAGATTTTGGAGCGGCCGCAAATTGCGGTGGAAATGTTGAGTTCAGGACTCGTGTTTTCGATTTGCCCGATGAGGTGGTCCAGCACATCCAACAAAGCAAGAACAAGTGGACGAATGTCTCTCTGGCAATTCACGAGGAACCGAAGGAAGACTGAGATGAAGATCAAGGTAGCGGAATTGGAAGGCGCGAAGCTGGATTATTGGGTGGCGAAGGCTGAAGGACACATCCTAAAGAGGTCCTTGCGCGACGGTTGGCAGGAGGTGAGAACAAACGACGATGCGCAATTCTTCTTGGGTTTTCATCCATCCAATCCAAATGACAAGAATGAATATTGGTACGAAGATTTTTACTCTCCGTCCACATCTTGGTCACAAGGCGGGCCGATTCATGAAAGAGAAGGCATAAACATCTGGCAGAGCGGCGACAGAAAATCGTGGGACGCATCGGCAAGGTGGTGGCAAACGTCTCAGTTCAATCTGAACGGACCAACACCGCTTATCGCCGCCATGCGATGCTTCGTTGCCTCCAAGTTCGGGGAAGAGGTTGAGGAGTTAGTTACATCAATTCACATTGATTTATACATCGAAGTAATGGCGTTTTGATGGATAGATGATGGCTTCTTAACATCATTTCGCCAGTATCACTACATCAACATTACATCATCTTAATGTAGCAAGTACATCAAAAAAACATAAAAGGACAATCAAAATGATATTGACAGTAGGCAATACAAAAGGTGGGGTCGGCAAGACAACACTTGCGCTTAACATCGCTATCGCCAGAGCTCTAGCCGGTAAAAATGTATGGCTGATCGATGCGGATATTCAGGACACAGCCAAGACCGCAATTGCCGCTCGAGCCGAAGAAGGGATTGAGCCGACCATAGCATTCGCCAAGTATCCAGAAGCAAACATATTGCGCGACCAGGTTCGCCATCAAGCCGAGCGGTTTGATGATGTCGTGATTGATGTGGGAGGGCGCGATACCAGCGCATTGCGTGCCGCCATATTTCTCTCTGATGTGCTCCTGGTGCCGTTCGAGCCGCGCACCTTTGAAGTGTGGGCTATGGCTGACATAGCAAAGATCATCGCTGAGGCGCGGGTTATGCGGGATGGACTCGTTGCTTACGCTGTTGTGAACTGTGGAGATAACTCAGTGAAGAGTACCGATAACAAGGATGCAGCAGAGGCTGTTGCTGAGTTCCCCGAACTGTCTTTGCTTCCAACCATCATCCATAACCGCAAATGCTTTGCGAATGAAGGTGGCAAGGGGATGTCCGCGCTGGAAGCCAAGCGTAAGGACAAGAAGGCGATCGACGAGCTGAATGGCCTTATGGCGCATTTGTATCCAGTATCTTGATGGAGGGAATATGAAAGAATCACAAGAATGCTGGTCAACAGACGAGGAAAATTTTCGCTATGACTGCCTCGACGACTTACTTGATTCAAACGATGACTTGGAGGTTGGGGGCGTGGTGTATGTGGGCAACGCGAAGCATCCGAAGCCTGAGCAATTATGCGATGCAGACGACATCATCGACAGAATCAGCGACAACGCATGGGACATCGGCGGTGAGTATGCCGAAGATTATCCAAACGTTACACGAGAAGCTCATCAGGAATTGGATGACTTTATCAAGTCATGGATCATGAAACATTGTCCACCAAACTTTTATCAAGTTTTTGATGTGCGCGAGCACGTTTTAACAGAAGAGGATTTGAAGAAATGAAAATACCAGACGGATGGAAACTTGTTCCGATTGAACCGACTGAGGAAATGATTAAGGAAATGTGCGATGGCTACGGGGAGGGATTCCTTTTTGTCGGCAAGGGAGCGTCTCTCGGAGACGGCATGAAATTGGCGTACGCGCAAGGACTCGCGGCCGCCCCAACATTCCCGGCGGAAGATCAGAAGTGACACAACTGCGATATGTTGTAAAGAAACCCTCTGGTTCGCATTATGCGAGTGTGATTGACAGCGAAACAGGAAAGGTTATCAAGCGATACAGGGTTACTCAAGTCATACGAGGCATTGACGGTTGGGGCATGGCGGATATGCATCGTGATGCTTTGAATAAAGCCGCTCTGGAGACGAAGTGACGCATCCTCGATACCATCATTTGTACATCATCTTTACATCATGGCGATAGGCAAGAGACCAAAGATAGTAGACGACGATGCCGCGTTTCAGAAGTTCGTGGAGCGCGCTCCTGGGGCTGCTCCGAAAGAACCGGACCGGCCCAAAGAGGTTAATCAACCTGAGCAGCCAAAGAAAAAGCCGCGGAAGGGAAAGCAGCCGATCACTATAACTATCGCCCCGGAACTGCTCCGAAAAGTTGACTCAGCAGCAGACGCGCAGGGCATGTCTCGCGCTGCTTATATCGCGATGGCTTTGAGCTATGCCGTACATCACGGGATTTTTAAATAAGAGATATGGTGTGATCAACCTGAATCCAGGAATTGACGAATGAAGCAAAAGCGACTGACAATAACGAGCATTGGCGCGCCGGATATTGGCCTTGCCGTTGAGTTCGCGCTCCCTTTGCTTTTAAAGTTCCATGACAAGAAACAGCGTAACGCGGTGCGCCCTGTATTGCAGGTCATCGAAGGACAGATCGGACATCTCGATAGATGCTCAGCGCCGGGAGTTGCAGCAACTGGCGAAAGCCAAGGGTTATCTAATAACCGCTGAATTCGTTGATGCCGTCGAAAGTGGTAAAGATGATAATCGCCCTGGGTTCCAGAATCTTTTAAGAGAAATCAAATCAAAAGAACGGCAATGGTCTGTCGTTCTTATGCTGGATACTTCACGCCTCGCTCGCAATCAGTATATTGCTCATGCATTCAAGCATGAATGCGCGAAACGCGGCGTCACCGTAATCTTTTCTAAAACCCCTGAACTGGATGGTGTCTCGGGCATTATTCTGCCCGCTGTGTTGCACGCAATGGACGAGGTGCATAGTTTCATGTCCAGAGAAAAAGGGCTCGCTGGAATGGCTGAAAACGTGCGCCAAGGGTATCGGGCCGGAGGCCGTGCGCCGATAGGCTATAAACTCGAATTCATTCCAACGGGCGCAATAAGGGATGGGGAGCCCGTGACAAAATCCAGGCTTGTTCCATCCGACCTTGCGCCCAAGGTGAGGGAGTACTTAAAACGGAGAGCCGCGGGCGGCAGAAGATTATCTCTAGCACGTGAGCTAGGACTGGAACTCAACAGCAGTTCCATCAATGGTCTTGAATGGAATGCGCTGACATATGCCGGCCATACAGTGTGGAACGTCCATAATGAAAAAAGCGCGGACGGATATGTAGGCGGCGTCAAAAGGCGCCCTCGGGAAGAGTGGGTAATTCAGAAAAACACTCACGAAGCACTGATAACCGATGCAGAGGCCGAGACAATCCTAGAAAAACTGAATTCCGGCAGGGTGACGAATTACAAGACGAAGGCGAAACACTTGTTGACCGGGATCCTTGTTACGCCGGATGGGGAGTTATGGCATGGCAACGCACACCGATATAGAGCGGGAAGCAAAAACGTTAATGCAGAGCAGATTGATTCTCAAGTATTGGAACACATTTCTCGTGATCTTCAGTCTCCCGCTTTTGTTAAAGCGCTGACAGAAAGCGCGCGCCACTCGGCGCAGCTGACAGACGATGATGTGGAAGGCGAGGAAGTGCGCAGCGAAATAAAAAAACTTGATGCGAAAATAAATAAATTATCTGAGTTGCTTTCCGAAACAACGGCAACTGAAGTGTTAATTCAGAAAATTGAGGAATTCGCCAACAGGCGGGATTCACTGTGTGAACAGCTGACTCAACTTGACGCCGTGCGTAAGCAATCAAAAGCGCTGCGCGAAATACGCGAGTTGGACGTCAAGGCAATGCTGGAGTCTGTTTCAGAAAACCTGCCAGACCTTGACCGAGATTCCCTAAAGGATTTGCTGCGCGGCATAGTTGACCGCATTACGCTCGATCACCAAACCCTAGCTTGTTGTATCCATTACAAAATCAAGCTGAATTTGGGGGAATTGGTGGCGTCCCCAGGGGGATTCGAACCCCCGTACTCACCGTGAAAGGGTGATGTCCTAGGCCTCTAGACGATGGGGACCAGAGGACTTTGAAATGCTTAAAAGCCGTTTGCCGTCAGTTTGTGATATTGCCATAAACTGGTGGAGGTAAGCGGGATCGAACCGCTGACCTCTTGCATGCCATGCAAGCGCTCTCCCAGCTGAGCTATACCCCCGGCAAAAGAAGGCGAATTATACTGACCACTATTTTTCCCGTCAATGTACAGGTAGAAGTATATCATCCTCATCATCCCCTGGCAGATCACTCTGCGAACAATTGACCTTTCGCCTTGCTTGTCCTGGCCACTCTTCCTCCCGCTCGCCCTGAGTCCCTTCACCCCTTCGGCAGGCTCAGGGCATGCTTGTCGAAGGTGAGAGCGGAAAGGGGAACGGGGCAGGATAGGTTCGTGGAATATTCCCCACGTTAGTCCTGGTTAAGCTGAAACTGCCATATATTAGTTATTAGTTGGAAAAGTACTCAAGCTGCTTGTCCATCCTCCTCAGCGTTTCCTCCCTGCCCAGCAGTTCCAGCACCGCATTGATCGCCGGAGTCTGTGCCTCTCCTGTAACCATGACGCGTAATGGCATTGCCACCTTCGGCATCTTCACGCCGTGTGCCGTAGCGCTGGCCTTGATTGCGTCGTTGATGGCATGGCTTTCCCATTCGACCGTGGCGAGTTTTGTCTGCAAATCGAGAATTGGAACTTTAGCCTCAGCGGTGAAATACTGCGCTCTCAATTCCTCCACCGGCTCCAGCGGACGGAAGAAATAAACGGCCGCATCCGCCAGTTCCGCAATGGTATTAACGCGCTCCTTGAGCAGATTCATAACCTTGCGCAAATCGGGAACTCCTTTGCCCGTAACGTCACAGCCATCCGCCGCGAGAAAAGGTTTTACCAATTCCGCCAGCCGCTCGTTATCTGCCGTTTTCAGGTATTGCTGGTTGAGCCATTGCAACTTTTCCGGATTGAACTTCGCTGGTGAGCGATTGATATTGGATAAATCGAACCACTCCACCAACTGCTCCCGGCTGAATATTTCCTCATCACCATGTGACCAGCCCAGCCGGGCCAGATAATTCACCAACGCCTCTGGCAGGTAACCATCTTCACGGTATTGCATTACCGACACCGCGCCATGCCGCTTCGATAAACGCTCGCCATCCGGGCCGAGAATCATCGGCACATGCGCATATTGCGGCAAAGGTGCACCCAAGGCCTTCAATATATTGATCTGGCGCGGCGTATTGTTCACGTGATCATCGCCCCGAATCACATGCGTGATGTTCATATCGAGATCGTCAATCACTACGCCAAAGTTATAAGTCGGCACCCCATCCCCGCGCAGCAGCACGAGATCATCCAGCTCACTGTTGGCAACGGTGATTTCACCCTTAATCAGGTCCTTGAATGTTACCTCCCCATCCAGCGGATTTTTCAACCGCACGACGGGCTTCACACCGGCAGGAGGCTCCTCCTTGGAATCGCGCCAGCGACCATCATAGCGCGGCTTCAACCCCGCTGCGCGCTGCTGCTCCCGCATTGCATCCAGCTCTTCCCTGCTGCAATAGCAGTAATAGGCACGGCCCGTGCGCAATAACTGCTCCGCTACTTCATGGTAGCGCGCCAGCCGCTGCATCTGGTAAAACGGCCCCTCGTCGTAGTCCAGCCCCAGCCACGCCATACCATCCAGAATCGCTTGAGTCGATTGAGCAGTGGAACGTTCCAGATCCGTATCCTCAATCCGAAGAACGAATTTACCGCCATGCTTGCGGGCATAGGCCCAGGAAAACAGCGCCGTGCGAGCACCGCCAATGTGAAGATAGCCTGTGGGACTGGGAGCGAAACGAGTGCGAATCATGGGTGAGGCGCCGATTACAGGAATCAGCTCGACAGTTGTGGAAACCCGCCATTTTACAAGAATGTAAGTAAGTCGTGCCTTAACATTCCTGCAGCCCGTATGCGCAATTTGCATAAGTGGATGCGTTGACCAGAATCATCGATTTATGCTCTAATTGCGCCACTCTCAAGCGTTATCAGTTCAGGATAACGTCAAAATGGGCGGTTAACTCAGCGGTAGAGTGCCACCTTCACACGGTGGAAGCCACTGGTTCGATCCCAGTACCGCCCACCAAAAGATAGTCCAGCAAAATCCAAACACATCCAATATATTAAATAAATACAACGATCTTTGCTTTTAATTTGTCCAGAGAACTCCATAGATATTCACTACAAACTTAGCCAGAAAGGGGGTATAGTTGGGGGTATTCCTGCCTGAATGCAAAAGGATACCCCCAATGCCCCTTACAGATACTGCGATTCGAACTGCGAAGCCTCGTAACAAGCCATACAAGATGGCTGACGAGAAGGGAATGTTTCTTTACATAACCCCTGCTGGGGGCAAATTATGGCGTTTAAAGTACCGCGTTGATGGCAAAGAAAAATTGCTATCGTTAGGTGCCTATCCTGACGTCGGTTTAAAGGATGCTCGCGCCCGTCGTGATGAAGCACGCAAGCTACATGCACAAGGAGTTGATCCTGGCGCAAATCGCAGAGCGCAGAAGACAGCAAGAGTGGAGCGCGCTGGAAACAGCTTCGAAGTTATTGCACGGGAATGGCATTCCAAATACCAGGCAGGATGGTCAGACAGTCACTCTGATCGAACCCTTAAACGTCTCCAGAGAGACGTGTTTCCATGGATGGGGGCCCGCCCAGTGGCAGAGATCATCGCACCGGAAATTCTGGCTGTGCTGCGGCGTATTGAAGGACGTGGAACGTTGGATACGGCACACCGCGCCCACCAGAATTGCAGCCAAGTGTTCCGTTATGCAATTGCTACTGGCCGCGCCGAACGCGATCCTACTCCGGACTTGCGTGGCGCCCTGCCCCCGGCAAAAGGAGGTCATTTTGCCGCCATTACTGAACCGCTTGAGGTTGGTGCCCTATTACGCGCCATAGACGCGTTCAAAGGTACATTTATCGTGCAATGCGCCTTGAAACTGGCCCCTATGCTGTTCGTTCGCCCGGGTGAACTTCGGCAGGCACGCTGGCGAGAATTTGACTTGGACAAAGCTGAATGGAAGTTCTGGGTCACCAAGACCAAAAATGATCACATTGTTCCACTTGCATCACAAGCCGTGAACATCCTGCGCGAATTGCAGCCCCTCACGGGTCATACTGAATTTGTCTTTCCTGGTGCACGTAGTAATGAGAGGGCGATGAGTGATGGGGCAGTTAATGCGGCTTTAAGACGCATGGGGTATGACACGCAAGATGAGATGACAGGCCACGGATTTAGGGCGATGGCACGAACAATCCTTCATCAGGAAATGGGCATTGCACCGGAAATAATCGAGCACCAACTAGCTCATCGCGTTCCTGACACTTTGGGTACGGCTTACAACCGTACGAAATTCCTAAAAGAACGCAGAATGATGATGCAGCAGTGGGCTGACTATCTTGATAAGTTGAAGGCTGGAGCCTCCGTGATACCCATAATCCAGGGAACCAGGACTCTCAATTATCTCTGACGCTGATGTCATAAATTCTAATGGCATGAGTGAAAGGTTAATCGAACAGGTGGCGAAACCCAATCCTAAAAGTACGATAGACTCATCTCAAATTGTGGGAGTCGATCCCGACGTACCCATGATCGCATTCAGTGTGAGGGCGTTTTTCGCATTTAATCTTTAAATTATTGTAACTGAATTATTTTCTAATTCCACAACGTGGAGCTACCACGCTTGTTCTTGCATGCTCTCCTCATCGATCGGAAATTAGACCAATTGGCGGTTTCCAAGAAAGGCGTGAATTACAACAATTTTCTTGTTGAAGACAGTGATATTATTCGTCCCAGGGTGCGGGAGAAGTAAAAACAATGACGGAACGATCGACAACTTTTGTGGATCTCTTTTGCGGGGCTGGTTTGGGTGCTAGGGGAGCCGTGCGAGGAGGAGGAACTCCCTTGCTAGGAGTGGACTCATGGTTTTTAGCCACCAAAACATATAAAGCGAACTTTCCTCAAGCAGAAGTCATCACCGAGTACATAGAGAAGATGAGCGCCGAGCAGATTGGCAAGTGCTACAAGCCTGATGTTCTGCTCACATCCCCAGAATGCACTTCACACTCGATCGCTCGTGGTGCTAAACCGGCCCTGGAAAGCAGCAGAGAAACTGCCATTGGTATCATTCCGTGGATTGAATCAATGAAGCCGCGATGGGTGATCATTGAAAATGTTAACCGGATGAAAAAGTGGAATCGCCATAATGAACTGGTCAAAGCCATTGAAGACTCTGGATACACGGTTAGCGATCTCAACTTAAACGCGGCTGATTTTGGAACCCCTCAGGCGCGCAAGAGAATGTTTTTGGTTTGTGACAGGGAGGGCTCTGTCGTAAGTAGGAGTGATCTTCTCCGGATGACTAAAGTCCAGCCTATTATTAGCGCCGCGAGCATCATCGACTGGAATGCCGATTATCCGGCTGGAAAACTTTATCGCCCGACTAGAGCCAAGGCCACTATCGAACGAGCAGAGCGGGCCATGGCGAATTTGGGGCGAAATGTGCCATTCATAATCGTTTATTATGGTTCCGATTACGCTGGTGGTTGGCAGAGCCTCGATGCACCGCTCCGCACTGTGACTACTATTGACCGGTTTGGTTTGGTTACATGGAAAAGTAACGAGCCCTATTTGCGTATGCTTCAACCTACCGAACTGTTGAGGGCTATGGGAGGAGGGAAGGAACATTTACTCCCTTACGGTAGTAGACGTGAAAAAGTAAGACTATGTGGAAATGGGGTGTGTTCGGAGGTCATGACAATAATCTTTCGATGGATAAGGGCGATACAGCATCAAGCACCGACTTCGCTGGCGGCGCCCCCAGCTTGTCTGGCTTAGAGTACATCCCAGTGTGCTTAGAGCAATAGCAACTTTTTATTCATCCTCTTGAGAGGAAACCAAGTACGACCAAGATCTGCAGAGGGCATCTGTAGAGCAAATGGAAAAAAAAGGATGGTACTATAGGGATGGCTCATCTGGGCCAATCCGCAAAGGCAACGTGTCATCATTAGCAATTTTGCAGCCTTGTACCTCCCGCTCCCATCCATTACTCCGTTCATTCCGGGCGGAATTATCGACTTCTAAAAAGGTATCAAGCCATTGTGATACTAGGGTGGGCGAGCTATACCCCGCCTCACGCAGCAAGCGCACGATATCCATCGCTACCACGAAAATCACCGGATGACCATCATCGACCACTTCCTGGTAGGCTTGGCGATCAATAAACGCTGTCGTTACGAGGACACCGAACTCCCTATGCTTGATCCGGCTGATAAGGCGAGAGACTTCACGTACGCCCACTGAATTCGCCGATCCATAGCACTTTGCCTCGAGTGCAAAGGCTGCCTCTATTGAGGCTGCCCCGCGGCCCAGTTGAAGCATTCCAACACCATCCCGCCCGCCGTCCCGCCAAGGGCGAGTAAGATCAAGCTTGGTCACCTTCCCGAGAAGGAGTTTCGCAAGTGCACCAGCACATGCTTCAAACCCAAAAGCATTATTTTTGTACCGATCCTTAATAACACGGATTAGATCCATATCATTGTCGTTTGCTGGCAACTGTTCGGCTTTTGTTCTAATCAAATGAGTCCTGGGTGCTTCAAGGGGCTTCGCCACACCGTTTTCAACCCAGGCCCGCCACTCTACCGGAGCCTGAACACTGCTGGGCACACCTGAACCCGTAGCATGAACCCAGTCACGGCTTATTACGGCGACATCAAGAATCGTAAAAACAGCACGATAATTCTGGAATCGTTCGGCATTGGCCGTTTTCCACACTGCCACTAAATCCTCAGTCGGTGGCATTGCAGGATGCCCAGGCACAGCCAACCCTCTAAAACGAAAAGATCGACCAGGACTTTCTGAGGTAAAGATGAGGATAGGGGGAACTTCTTTGCGGCGGCCACTGTGTGCAAGTTCAAAAATATTTTTCAATAGCAGATTCCCGAACCGCGGAGTGTCATGCAACTGCTGACCCGGCTGACGGTTGTCCCCATAGTAGACAAACCGGCCGGAAACAGAATCAAGTTCATCGGGCCAATCTAGTTCTGCAAGATTCGAGGTGAGTACAAGTAGGGTGGGTCGGTCTCGGGTGCCTCGGTAACGGAAACCCCCTTGCCGGCTAACACCAACGAGCCGCACCAATGGATCCGACATTCCTCCTTTGTCGGTCTTGAAACCCTTATAAACAGCATCAACGATAAGGTCGATTGTAATGAGCTCTTTGCCTGAATAAACAGTCAT